GCTTTAAGGTCGGTTGAAGCATATGCCGATCTTTGAAGTTCACCGGCATATCTCTGCAAGTCAGCAATCATAGAAGCGATTTCACGCTTATGATCTGTTGAAAGTGTCGTATTCGCTTTCTTGATCTCTTCGATACGTCTCTTTACAGATGTAAGTTTGGTTTGATATTGATTATATTGCTCCATATCAGCAAGCAACGGCTTTGATGTGTTTACCAAAGTCTTGCTCGTAATATCAGCAATTTTATTATCAATTCGATTTAAGAAATTTAATGTCTTTTCAAGCTCAGTACCGGCACTCTTATCAGACAAAATTGAGTTGGTCTGAACAAAACCGCTGAATGCTTTTGAAGTGTGTTTGATCTTTGCAAGCTCAAAATTAAACTTTTCAACAACTCCATCTGCTTTTGTTACATTCGCAGAAAAACTTTGAATATTACCCTGTGCATCCTTAAACACATTTGTAATATCCACCTTGCCCATCTTGCTGAACTCTTTCTGGGCGCGAGAAACAATGTCCTTAACACCGCGAAAATACTTCTGTCCGTCAGCTTGAAGTTTCTTACTGTCGAACACCTTTATTTGAGAACCTTTTCCGGCGGTACTGGTATTGACTTTCTTGGCGATTGCCTGCAACTGGCTTTGAACTGTTTTAACAGACTTATCGTCAAGCCCGACCTTTAATTCGATTTTGTGAGCGTTGCCTAAATCTCTTGCTAATTTCGCAAGATCGGTATCCATACCTTGTTTACTGTCATCGTCCACAATCGCTTTCACAAGTATCTGCAGTTCGTCCACGCAATCACCTCTCTTTCAAATAGAAAAATCAAATAAATAAAAGGCACAGTCGCTATTTTGCAACTATGCCCTGTCGTTTCAAACCATCTTTCAATGCTTTTTTCAAGCCATCTGATGATTGTAATTCCTCAATTGTTTTTTCAATAAACGGTCTTTTCTTAGCACCGCTCCAATAGTCATAACCATAACCAGAAGGATTATATATACCGTATTCAATCAGTTTGGGTGTATCAGCACTCATCGGAGTCGTTGTTCTTGCTCCTGAGACACCATCCAGATATGGGTTCGGCGGTGTAATATTTCTGACTATCAAAATACCGTTTTTAGCAACAGCTCCATAAATAATAATGTTACGATCTGCTATAAGACCGCCATTACTTTTACGTCGTTTATAATGGACAGGCTTATATCTGTCATAAACTTCTTCCTGAATAACTTCCTGCTGCTTTTCTTTGACTGCCTGATACACTTCATTTGTTAGTGCAGAATCGACAGCCTTTTGCAAATATTCATGTAGTTCTGTCAAATTCTTAAATTGCGGCATAAAACCTCCATAACGTATCTGCAACAGTTATTCCGTGCAGAATCTTTCAATCTTTGTGTAAATATCCTCATCAGATACACAGTACAACGAATTCCATTCTACTGTAGCCATTGCACCAAGAAGACTCTTTCCATTGACACAAAAACCTGTATCATCAATCAGTTTAACACTTCCGCTAATAGTCGTCACAATGCTGACGAAGCTCAAAATATCAGAAGTCGTTACTAACTCAATTTTGTATTTGTACATACAAACATTCCCTTTATCTTTTAATATAATGTCCACCAGTAATCAAAATGTTTTCTGTAACCATTTCCTTTAACGGGAACCTCTTTCTTACGAGCAATATGGTTGGAATAGCGTTTGAAATACTTTTGCTTATTGGAGTTTTTGGGGTATTTTATGTACTTACCAACAGGAACATATTCCCCATCCACTAAAGCCCAGTCAACATATCCAGCGGAAATGTTATAACCGTTACCCATATTGACAATCTTCATCAACCGTTTATTTTTGATATGTTTCATACGCCGACGGTACGCTCTACCTGTTTTACGGACACCAGCCTTACAATATTGATCTTGATCCATAATGTCTCCACAGTCGCAGCCCGTATAAAATCTCATCTGAGTCTTATCGCACATACAACATTCTGTCATTACATCACATTCTTCATCAATATACTGCGGCAATACAGCCATGCTGCACATTGAACAATCTTCACAAAGGTTGTATCTATTTTCTCTACTCATAGAAAATCCCCTTTCATTCAAAGGATAATTTTTACAGTTTTAGATTCTTTTAAGATTTATTTTCTACCATAGCACGGGCAATATCCTGTCCCGAAACATTTGCATTCTTACTCAGCTCAGACATATTTTTGATAAAATCTGACATCTGTTCTCCATTTACTCCGCTGAAAAGCGCAGAGAAATTATCAGTCATATGCTCAATCTCACCTGCAAGTTTCTGAATCTGCTGAACCTGAGTAGAAAGCATCTTCTGCTTTTCAAATTCAATTCTTTCATCAATACATCTCTGGATCATCTTGTACTGAGGCTTATCAATGCTCTTGATGATTTCATCAATCAATTCAGATGCTCCCATCACAAGTTCATATGCCCTGCTGGAATTTGAAGGCATAGTGAAATTCGCATAATATGTAAGGACATTCTTACGGTTGATATATTCTCTTGCAACTGGAACGATCATCAGATCATCCTCCATAATGCTTGCACTCACAACATCTTCAATATAGCGCATTGTTTCTTCCAGAGAAAGTATCTTTTTCACTTCAAAAGTAATACTGCTTTCATCCCCTTCAGGAAATGTCATTTCGATTACGCCTTCTCCAAGTCCATCGCAATACTTTTCCAGTGTATTGATAGAAACATTATTTCTTTTCTTTGCCATATAATTTATTCCCTTCAATTATAAAATGGTTGACTGCATAATGTCCGAGACATATAGCATCCGATAAATTATCATTATCCGTCTCGACATTAAAGTGTTCTTTTACATATTGGATTGATAAAATTTTTGACTCTTTCTTGCCGGATGTTTTCAAGGCAGTTACATTATCTTTGATTTCCTTAGAACTCCTTCCTCTGGCTTTGCAATAATTCTGCCATTGGGTCGGAGCCACAAAATCATACAAGTATTCGTTTTTCTCAAAGAGATTCACGAGGACACCCTGAAGCTGGGCAAGTTTCTTGAACGACTGTACGTTCACGCGAAGCTGGATATCTTCAATAAAAATCGCAGATATTCTATGAGTCTTAATCAATGTATCAACCAGTTCTTCGATAGCGAGAATTGCTTTGGCATATGTGTATTTTTTGTTATCAAACGAAAATACTCCATAATCTTCAAGCTGTTTGCTTTCGTAATCATATACTGCCCACGCTCCGTTTCTCGCCTGATCCAATGCTAAAATTTTCATATTTTGAATAAATAAAAAATAGGGTGGGGAGATTATTACCTTCCCACCCTGTTGCGTTTCAGCATCGGATATCAATACTTGACCATCTGGATCATAATGCCGGTTCCGGCGTCTCTCATAACTTCACACTCAAAAGTAGTAGTTGAAGGATCGCCGTCTGCAGCAAAGCCAAGTTCCAAGTTAGAAGTGAACTTCAAATTAGGAATGGTAATCTGGAAGGCTTCGTCTTTACCGGTTTGCTGGTTACGAAGCACAGTGTCACCGACGAGCTTATATGTACCGCTGAAATGTTCAGCATCGATTACGTAAGTTTCAGCAGTCTCTTCACTTTCATAATCGTAGTACACAACAACACGCTGATCCTTTGCAGCGGCAACAGTAAGAACATTTTCTGCAAGTGTTGCACCAGTCATATCAATCAAAGCGTCGTCTTCACAATCTGATTCATAAGGATATACAAGAATCTTGTCAGCCGCAGTTTTAGGTTTGAAAGCAAGTATAATCTTACCCTCGCCGTCAGCTTTCAGCGGATACATTCTACCCTTATTTTCGCCGTCTTCGTATTCAGTAACCTGTCTCATACGGATTGTCTGAACACCAACCTTACGGGCAATACCGGAAATAAGCTCAAGTGACTTAGGAGAAATCAAAGCATCCTCGATAGTCAAAGTAGCTTCTTTATTGATTTCCCATGTAATAAGCTTAGGATTACCCTTACCACCTCTTGCGTAAACTTTCTCGGAAGTTACGCTAATGCTTGAAGTCTTCAAACTGTCGAACTGAATGATAGGCTTATCTGTTTCCATGTCATACAAAACGACATCCATGACTTCTTTTGCGCCAAATTTTGCGTTAGCCATTTTAGTACCTCCTGTAAAATAAAAAAACAGCATGGACGAATCCTGCCGTTGTTTGCTTGTTATTCTGAATCACGTTTGATTTTTGTGATCCAATGTGTTAAATTAACATTTTCTTTCTTTGCCCCATGCAAAAGAGCTTGCACACTGACTTCATAATCATCCATGATTTTCAAACGATTGAACTGGTCGTTGAATTGATATAAATCATATTCCATCACAGTATCCATCAGCATACCATGTCCGCTTGCCAGTATACTTACAAGATCCGCCAATGTAATTGCTGACCCATCTTCATCTGTTGATTTTGCTTTACGACGCTTCATCCGTTCTTCTTTCCTACGCTGAAGAACTCTACGTGCTGCATCATTATCAGGATTTTCATCCTCTTCGCAAGGATCCTGTAACCCATTTCGCATTTTGATAATCGCTTGAATATCATCAAAATTCTCTTTTGAAATCACAAATGAATTTCCAGTAAAACACATCTTTTTTGCTGAAAATGTAATTGGGCTGTGCGTTATTTGTGAAAACCAAAACATCATGATTTCCATAATTTTGGGATCCTTAATTGCATTTTGAACCAAATATCTGTACACGCCTATTTCAGAAATATCTTCTCCTGTCATTGCATGAATATCAATGGGAGTTAGGCACAAATAGCGAATTTCAGCACTGTACTTCTTATATCCTATCCGAGCAATTGTTTGTAACGGAATAGGATATATCGGCACTTTGCCAACATATATAGGTTCTTTTGAACAGAGTTGTAAACCAATATCTTCTAATTCCATTCGTCACTCCCTGTTGAAATCTACTGTTCTGTAGGATAAAATACGCCCATAAAAATCTTCAGCCGGAACAAATCTGTCCCACGTCATAAGCTCCACACGACCCAATCCGAAACATCTGCTCCCATTGATAAGTTTATCCACTTCTGTTGTCAAAAGGTCTGTTACCAATCCCTTTGGTGTCCTCATCCGCCGTTCATGAGCCATTATCCAAAAATCAATTCTGAAATCTGTGAATGTTCTGCCAATCGTTCTCGGTGCAAACAAATCAAAGCATAAATATGTTCCTACACTGGTCGTTTTATTTATTATATAACCATACGGATATATAAACTTGTAAGGCATCTCGGAAACTTTCATCTCCGGTGTTTCCTCTGATCGAATCAAATTTGTAATAGAATTACACTTACAGATACTTTCCATAATGGTATCTCTGTATCTCGGAATCTCATCAAAGTACATCAATACCACCCCCCAATTTTTAATGTCAGTTGTTTTGATATATCGCATTCACTATTTTCCACCAAAATAGTGACTTCCTGTCCTATATAATCACGGTTATCGAGCATACGAACAACAATGTAATCAGAACCAACTTCCGTAATACTGCCGTATTCATTTCCGTCAATTACAGTTGCAGTAAATGCAAGTGGCTCTATATCAACTCCATCGTTCTTGAACGAAACGTCAATGTGTGCTTCTTCTCCAAATACAACCGTGTTATCTAAAACATCCGATGAAAAATTGATATCGTATCCTTTGATTTCTTCAGCATATGACAAATCAGATCTTCCATAATAATCTGCAATCATAAGCTCACGATTGTCAGTGTCTTTGTCAAACTGACTTTCTACTACAGTCCATTGTATTACTCCATCACGTTCACCGCACGAATACGCAGCCGGGTCAACCTGAGCCAATCGGTATGCCGTAGGATTTTCCTTGTTCTTATCGATCAGAAAACGGAATCCGCTGTCAATTTTAATAGTCTCTTCATTATACGGTATGTAAATCAAGTGCTGTGCTGTACCAATGGTCAGTCGCTCTTTAGGCGTTTCGCCAGATCCATACTGGGTACTGTTTATATCATGTACAGGATATTCAACAATCTTCCCGGTTATCGGAGATATAAAGCGAATCGAATATTTGCACTGCCATGCAACAGCCTTTTCGTACATCTTGTTATTATCAGGCATGGAGTATACCATCCACATCTGATTACGCGCCTTGATGTACTGTCCACTGCGTAATGTCCCAATTCTACATAAAAATTGCCGTAAGCTACTATCGTTGTATGTGTCACTTGTTGTCCCTTGAATAATAGCTCTTGTCACAACTGGCTCTGCATCCAGCCTTTTATCGTAAATTTTTATGTTGTCAGCCAGTACGGAAGAAAGCACTTCTTCAAACCCGTCTCGTGAATACGCACAGAATTCTTCATTTTCAAAACCATTATTAAACAGAGGACGATCCATTAAATACCATTCAATAGGCATACCGTAACCTCCTGTCACTCAAAAGAATGTTGTTTCATTTTATGAAGCATCTGTGAAACACGACCAATTTCGTGTTCAAGCTCTTGCTTTGTAACCCTTTTGGTAGCATCGCCGCCAGTTATTTGAATGTCTTTTCCGTAAATACCATTCAAAGTCATAACTCTGCTAAGTTCTCTTTGTAAATACGAAACATACATCATAAGTGCAAGTACACGCGCTACTGGGCGTTCCAATTTGTCAGTGAAAGTCTGATTGATCGGATCGTATTTCAAATCACAACTTATTTCAAGTTCATAATCGGCAATCGCAGTTTTTAACCATTCGTGGGCTAACTCCGAAGGAATCTCATACTTCGTCAGAGGCATGGAGTGGAAATTTGTTTCGATTTCAGTAAAAGTGGTTCGTTGATCCATACCCCGATCCTCCTGTTAAATTACGATTGTTTCTGACAGCTTATTGATAGCGTCCATCTTCCACGCAGCAACCTCATCGCCGCCTGCTTCTTTCGCAATCTGGACTACCATCTTCTTTTCAGCGTCAGTCTTCACAAGTTCTGCAAGCTGACGGTTAAACTCATCCTTCTTCTTCACAGCCAAAAGCTTTGTGATGCTTTCTACGTTCAAAACCAAAGCATCTTCCTCTGATTCTTCACCGTATCCAAGCAAAGCTTTTCTCTGCTTGTCATCTACAATATAGAGTCTCGCATGATCGCCGGGATGTGCCTCATCATTGCCTACGAACAGCTTGTTGCCAGACTGAATCTGCATCTGCACCTCTGCAACATCAAGCATAGCAAAATTGGTTACATTGGCAGGAATACGAATATCTCCAACACCATTCAAACGACGAAAATACAATGCCCAGTTGCACAAATTATTGATTAAAACCTTTTCGGTCAGTTCCATATTAGCTTATCGCTCCTTAATATAAAAAATATGGAGGGAGATCTCTCCCCCTCCGTTAATTATGTTTGCCTAATCAGAGAGTAGGTACGTCAAAGTTTGTATCGGAAATAAGACCGATCTGATCTTCCATGCCTTCAGCTACACCAGCACCGATTTCCATGTCGAAACGAGTAAGACGCTGACGAGTAACGATATCATCACCAGTCATAGAAGTCATTCCGCCACGACGGAAAATCTGAAGAGGTGCAACAGTACCCTGAGGAACGAAGAACAGCAAGCCCTGAGGCATATAAAGCTCATAGGAAGTCTTGTCCGCATTCATACGGGTAAAGTTGAGAGCATTAGGAAGCTCAACAATGTGAGAACCACCGTAGAAGCTCACAAGACCGGTCTTACGGATCTCTTCTGCAACGGCTTCAGAACCGAAAGGAATAGGAGTAGCCGCAACTGTCTTATATCCAACGAAGTCGTTGAACTGGGATACAACAGAATAATCGCCGCAAATATTTACGCGACCATAACGACGCATTGCCTTGAGCATATCGTCAACGCCTGTTTGTGTAAGACCTGCACTTTCAGAGAAGTGCTTTACACCCTTTGCATTCTTCAATGCTTCATAAAGCTTTGCAATTACGTAGTAAACAGCCTTATTCTGCATATCGATCTGTACCTGATTCATACCTTCTGCAACAGTACCTTCAAAGTTACCGCTCTGCAATTCACGATAGTCGCAAGCATAACCGGCAGAGATGGTCTGTGTGCCGATAGGATACTCACGGAAACTTGCAGCAGCGAAAGGTACGTCACCGCTTGAAGCTTGGAAACGAGAATCTACACTCTCATACTTGTAAGTCTTCATCATAGGAACAGTGTCATAAGGAACAGACTTATATGTACCCATGAAGTTAAAAATCTTTACAGCGTCAATAAGCTTGGGTTCAATAGCAAAACGCTGGATAGCATTCAACTCAGAAATAGCCTGTTGATCGTTGTCAAGAGCGCGTTCAGCCAATTCCTTGATATGAGCAACAGACTTATCAACTACCTTACCGTCCATACCGCTTGTACTCTTACCCTGAATAAGAGCAGAGAACACTTCTACGACAGGAGATGTTGATTTCACTTTAGATGCGCCAGCAGTGTCTTTAACATTGTTGACGGTGTTCATTTCAAAAATGTTATTCATTATTTTCTTTCCTCCTTATCAAATAATAAAATCCTTACAGACAAACAATCTCTGCGAGGATTCCATCATCCATATATGCAGTCTTTGCAAGAACTTTGAAAGATACTGCGTATCCGGATGCGTCGGCAACTTTCTTAACTTTACCTGTAGCGTCAAAAGCAAGTGTGTCACCTACAGCAAGATCTGCTGTTGCGTCAGCAATTTCAGAAGCTGCAAATTCGATTTCCAAACCATTGACAGTTCGCAGATCATCTGCACGAACATAGTCACCGGCATCAACGGTGTAGGCTTCTGCTGTATTGTGCTTTTCAGGCTTGTCGTTAATATTTGTTACAATATAAACCGCTGCTTTTGCCTCGTCTGCGGATGCAGGCAATGAAGCTGTTTTTGCTACACGGTCAATAATAACACCCATGCCCACATGAAGCTCTGTGGTTGCTTTGCAATAAGGGATGTTCTGTACATTCTTAAATGCACCAATAGTCTTGTATTTCATCTTCTTATCCTCCTTTTATTAACCAAAGATATCAACATCGCCCTTATCTTCGGGAGTATTTACGCCACCGAAAATATCAGGTGCGCTGTTCTGTTCATTGGTACGTGCTTCTTTGTTTTTACGCACCATTTCAACGCAAATTTTGCTGGTAATGCTATTCAACTCGACAGAGTTAGGATCTGCCTTGAATGCGTCAATTTCTGCCTGTGCCAGTGCCTGTTCCTCTGGGCTGAACTCAGCCAAAGCAGAATTAAGCTCCGCCAGCTTCTTTTCCTTTTCGAGAGCTGCGTTTGCCTCTTTCAGACTATTCAATTCGGTGTTCTGCGCTTCAATAGTCTGATCCTTAGCCGCAGAATCCGCCTGTGCCGCAGAAAGTTTCTCATTCAATTCAGCAATTTCTTGATCCTTAGCTGCCACCTGACTGTTAAGTTCAGAAATCTTCCCCTCATACTCTTCGCTTTTGGTATTAAGCTCAGTAACGGTCTGATTGACGGAAGCTTTCACAACATCGGCGATCTGATTTAAGGTCTTCTCGTCCATAATTGTGTCCTCCTGTTTGTCATTAGATTTATTATTTAACTCCATAACGATTGCAGTATCATCTGCTGGTTTGATACCAAGAATGGCATACCCACTGTAGTCATATATCTGTGGTACACGTCCATTCTCTTTCCAACCGCCATCGTAAATAATACGATTGTCATATTCCGAACGCCCGACAATTTCAACACTGCCCTTTACACCGTCCGAAAGCATCTTTTCCTGTAGCCATGCCACAAATTTGGGGTATCGCATTTCATCAATGTACCCCTCTGCTACAAGAACTCTTTTAATTTCACCATCAATTTCCACATCTGAGATATATCCTTTTTCACAGTGACCTACCACAGTTGCGTTTTCAAGATATGGCATATTATCTCGAATTTCTGTTAAACCATGTCCATATGGAAGTCTTCGTTCTTCTGTTAAAAACTCAACACATAATGACATATTGGCTACAGACTCAATATTTTGTGCCGTATAGGTTTCATCCCACGAAATACCATTGGTTTGCCAGATGTCTCTACTCGGATAGATTTCATGTAAAATGAGTTTAATCTTCCGTCTTCCTGCAATATGTCTTTCGCTGGAAACCTCATATATACGTCCAACAATATCTTTACTCACTCAAATCACCTCCTTACCCGGATGATGGCTTCGGCATATTATTCCCACCATTAGTTTTTTGTTGAATAGATGAAGGATTATTACTATCCGTTGGTGGTCTTCCGCCTTTGCCCTGATTATGATCCTCGTGTTCCGGATCGTCTTTTCCAGTTATAGTAAATGAGGTTCTATGAACAGGATAACGATTTTCAAAATCTTCCTGCAATTCATATTCCATGAGCGCAATGTAATTATCCGGATTAAATCCTGTGGAAGCAATCCACGCATAAAGGCTTCCTTTACCACGAGCATACAGCGCAGACATATAGTCAACTATTTTATCCCTGTTGACCATAGTAATTGGAAGCACATAAAATTCAACTCTACACGACGGATCGTTAATGATGTTCTTATTTATGCACTTATTTAACTCATCAACAATATCTTCGATCCATGTATAGACGTTAGCTGATACAAGTTCCAGATTAAGAGTTGCACTTGAATAGTTACCAGCACTACTGCCATCTAAAGCACTTGCCGCTACACCTATATCTTTGTTGACTGAATCTACAATAGAATTTTCGTTTTTCTCATCTAACAAAGAAACATCTAATGATATGCTGTCCAATTTTGTACCTGACGCTAACGAGAAGAACGATGTTCCGCTACTGTTTCTGGACTTGCTCGCTAACGCATTTTTGACCATATCATGCTGCTGTCTCTGTTGCTTTTCAGTCAAAGCAGAAGTACCTTTTTCTTTACCTTCCGGAAAAGTTTCATAAACAATTTGATTATTTACCGAATCCAGCACATTTCGTTTTGTATCAACAAAATATTGAGCATAGCTAATATCATCAAGTGCAGCTATCGCAAATGGAATCCCATATGGATCCGAAATATCACTCTTTATCTTTGTAACAATTGTTTTATCGTTGTTTAAGATAAGCCACGGAGCAGAAGTATCGCTGTTTGAATACTTGATCCAACCTTCTTGAATTTCTCTTGGAAATCCAGCAAGCTTTTGTTTACGTGCCTCATCGTCCGGATAATTATCAAAATAACGCAAGTCAAAAGCTATTTGATAGCTGTTATTGCGTCTACCAACTATCTTCACATAACCAACAGGAAGTGGAATTACAGTAGCATTCATACCAATCGCATTGATTTCGGTAATATTTTGGATATCATAATCTGTCAAAACTGTACGCATATCGGGTGTTGAATAAACCGTTTCAAAATAAGCAACATACATACCATCATTAGCATCCTTAAAAATACCGTCTCGAATTATCTGCTTATATCGAATCGTATTTAATGTCGCTTCCATTTTTGATTTATTCATACGATAGTTTTTCGGTCTACTTCCATCAAATTTTCTTGCCTTACATACAACAACGCCATCCAATGTGTGCATTGACTTCATATAATCAATAGCACTTGCCACAACACCATTAGTGTGATACGCCCAATGTGCCATTCTTCGGATTTCTGTAATATGTGAAAGCGGATTCTTCGTAAAGCTCCGGATTTCCTTAATGCTGTATGGCATTTCACCTGATGCCTGTAACATCTTGATATATGCGGTTCCGATATCTGTATTGAATTCATGAACTGGTTCTTCTGGAACCATATCAATAGAATTTTCTTCAAATACATCAGATTCTCTTTTCCAGAACTGATACCATTTTCTACTATCTGACAATCATCTCACCTCCTAACTTAGTTAAATAACGGGACATACTCGTATTCTGAGCTGTCCGACAATAAGTCATGCTCCAACATCTGAGCAAAATAATTACCGTAAGAAACCGAGGTATATCGGTCTTTACGGTCATTGTTGTTTATAATTTTGATAAGTCCGGTCTGTTCGCCGCGCTCATATTCAAGGTTAATCATTTCATTGATAAGTGCAACGGTTTCCAAATACGGACGCTCAAAGAATAACTGTGTGTCTACATCAGAAATCGCATATTCAGGTATAAAATTAGTGATCTCATCGACTGCTTCTGTGTTACTAATAAGTAAATCAATCATTCCGGAATTCAACGCATTACGCATGGATTCCGCAATAAAGCTATTTGTTTCAAGCTGTGCTTTAATAATATATACATTTTCTATCGCACCGGCAATCTGGATACGATTTGCAACCTTGTCATCGTTCATACATTTCCAAGGTTTGTATTCCACATTGCGTTCTTCATCAAATAACACTTTCGCCAGCATATCATATACGGAGATACCGGCGTTTCGTCCGTCAAGCACGCAATAATCCGCATTAAAATCTGTATATAACTGCTTGATACGAATAGCCTGCTTTGTTGTTTCTCCGCCGTGTACCGCTTCCATGTAAACAATCTGTCTGCGATATCCACCTTTGATCTCGATGTGTTCACCCGTTGAATCCATGACTTTGTATTCTTGACTTTCGGGAAGAAGTCTGATACAGGTAAAGATAGAGTTGTCAGTATCTTTACCACCTTCCATAGCAATATCACATGAAAGAACCCGTACCTCTCCAACCTGTTTCGGAATATCGTACTTGTTTTTCTGTTTTAACAAAACTTCGTCATTTCTTCTCGGATAGAAAGCCCTCTTTAATCGTCTGTTTCTGTTGAGTTGTTCATAATTAAAAAATGACCTTGCGTTTTCAGCGATCATATGATTCTCATATTCAATCGCCCAAGACATAGGGTCAAGTTTCTTTCGCTCTTTAATTAAGAAGTTTCTCGTTTTGATATTGTGCTTTAACGATATGCTATAATCCATCGCAATAACACAAGAGGATCCGTCTGTGAGCATATCTTTTACAAAATCACGAATGAGTTTCCACATCCAGTGGTTCTGATACCATGCGGAACTAATATATACCTCTTTCGGTTCCTCATACATTCCGGCATATTCTTCGTGATTCAGAAACTCTGCCTGTCTGATATACAAGAAAGGAGAAAGAACGCTGTCAATGATATTCTTAACAATCATTCTAAACTCTTCGTAAATCATTACGGTAGCACGATAACCACGAGCATTCTCGTTTGCAGCGACAACGATAATTGAACTTCCATTCCTGAATGTTACTTCAATTTCATTTTGGTTATCCTTAAAACCTTCTATCTCCGCCTCAAGCAATTTTGACTTCGGCATCAGTTCTTTTTTTATTTTTTCTGATACAATCAACCTCGCCTGTTTCTTCGTAGCAGAAGCGACAACAATTTTTGCTCCCGGCTTTAATATTGCTTCTTTGCAGGCAAATACTGCAATCAAAAATGATTTTGCCGCAGAACGAGCCGCAACGATACAAAAGCTGGGCACAAACTCCATCAAATACAAAATTATGTGCTGATAAAGATGGAGTGTAATGCCAAAATAATGTTCAACAAATCTGGAGGGATTTCGCTTATAAAAAGTAATCCACAGCAGTAATCGTTGTAAATACTCCGGTCTGCTTAAATAGTGTGTAGATGGAAAATTTTTATGCAGTTTAGCTTGTCGTTCATCCATTAACTTGCTGTAGTCCATACTTATTCCTCCTTGGATAAGCTGAACTCTTTATCAAGCTCCTTGGATCCCGTCAGAAGATTTTTCAAAGGTCTGAAAATAAATCTGCTTGCATATGAACCAAATCCATCTGCATCATGATATAACTTTTTGTCTTTGTAATACTCAGCCGGAGTGTATTTCTCGATCTCGGAAATCCATACACCAAGCGGATCTAATCGTACAGCATCTTCTTTCTTCTGTTTTCTGTCTTCAAGCTCAGTGGTCGCTGCGTTGATATACTCTTTGTATGTCTTTGCTAATGCTCCAATACCGGCATCACCATTTTGAACAGACTTTTGAAGCTGAAGCTTCAAGTAGCACAAACTCTTATAAAGTTCATCCTGTCGTTTGTCTTCCGGTTCGCCATATTTTTCAACCCAATCATCATATTCATATTGAAGGGTTTCATAATCAGCATCGCCAAATCCAAGACCAAACAACTTTATTGTATCAATGGATGTACCCATATTAGGATTGTCTTCCACAGCCTGAATAGAAGTTGCGTTTTCAACCTTGTTTGCTTCACGAAGAATAATTGTATCCGCATAAGACGCTCCCTTAGTTTGAGACAAGTTCAGCTTTGAAAAATAAAGACTTACCTTACTACGATTGCTTTGCGGATGCTTCTTCGCATTTGCCCAAGCCGTCTCGTCATAACAGGTATTGATAGTAGCACACAAAAGCTCCATAGCTTTATCCTGATCGCCGTCAAATACTTCATCACGATAATATTCAAATGCTTTATCCAAGCAATTCTTACATACTGTCAGATACCCACCATTTTTAGTGTAGTATGGGGACGGAGACACATTGAAATTATCCTTTTGTCTCATAAATCCCTTGCCGCAAGCTGTGCAGCGATATGGATATTTGTCTTGATTATCAAAATCCAATTTTGTAGATTTGTTTCCGTTTGCCATCTCTCGTCCTCCTTTCATGACAAATAAAAAAACACACATTTCTGTGTGTTTTGGTGCGCCTAAGAGGACTCGAACCTCCGACAAATAGATTAAAAGTCTACTGCTCTACCAACTGGGCTACAGGCGCATATTGTCCGGTTTGCACGGTTTCCCTACTTATTTACCCTCCGTTAGTGACTCCCATTAGAGCAGCAGTGCTATCGGTCTGCCAGTCCGTCCGTTTTTCACGGAGGGCATACGTTCCCAATACTGTCCACACTCGGTCACTTTTTATTTTACCGACGAGTCAGAACCGTCACTCGTCATCGGACAGCGATTCTCCCAAACGGGATGGTGGAACGAGAAGGTGTCGAACCTTCATCCTGTGGTTTTTCAGACCACCGCTCAGACCGCATAAGCTATCGTTCCATAAAAATTCGGAGTACCGTAGTACATCCGAACACGATCTGGCGACGGAGGTAGGATTTGAACCCACGGACGGTTTCCCGCCTGCAGTTTTCAAGACTGCCGCAATAAACCGGACTCTGCCACTCCGCCGTATCGGTTTTCACACATACTCACCCAAGAAAACCGTACTCAGGGATCCTAAGCCACCTGTGTGCAGGTCGGAATCATATGACCTCGCATTTCACAAAGCGTAATGCGACACGCTTTTGGTAGGAGAGGTGGGATTTGAACCCACTCAGCCCGAAGGCAACGGTGTTACAGACCGCCTCAGCTCACCAACTCTGACGCTCTCCTATATGTGATGATTTCCAGACAATACGAAAGAGCAAAACCATCAAACTCTTTTCGTTGTCAACTATTTATCCCATAGTCAGGGCGCACCGCCCAGTGAAAGCGGTTAATTACAAGGCACTTGAAAGGAAAGGGAGGCTTGATGAAAAGCAAATAATCTTTTAGATGTAAGAATTTGTATTGTGACGTTGCTGTGTGTGCCTTTATTGAATGATGCGTGTGGGACTCGAACCCACAAATTCCAGCGTGAAGGGCTGGTGACTGTAGCCAAATTTGTCTAACGCACCATAATGGTACTGTCAATGGGACTTGAACCCATACGAGATTTCTCCCATCAGCCCCTCAAGCTGACGTGTCTGCCTATTCCACCATAACAGCATATATAAATCCGTTTATTCCTCAATAAGCGGATACAAATTGTTTGGAGATGCGTCAACGGCGATCTTTTCAAAACCACCATCAACCACCTTCCATAATGTGTGCATTTGCTTTATTGGATTTTGAGTAATCCGATACTCTTTACCGAACAATGTATGATAGATTACACCATGACCAGTTTCAGTAGCAGGAATTTTCTTCACAAGTTTTGTTGTAGCAGTATCAACTGCATTAGCAGATTTCCTTGGCATAGTAAAACCTCTGAATTTGATTCATACTCCCAACGGGACTCGAACCCGTATTACCGGCGTGAGAAGCCAGCCTCCTATTCCGTTAGAGGATGGGAGCATCTTATTTTATTCGGACATAACATCTCATCACCCTGCCGTATGCGTCGCGCACACGCTGGATGGTGTGTCTTGCACCACCCTTATCAATAGCAATATGAAAAACTGCTTTCTTATCATTTGGTTTACCAACAGAATACGATCCGTCTGATTCCAGATAAATATCAACGCAATACCCACGCGAATTACACTGTTCTGCAATTCTACGTGCTTCTTGACGAGCTTCCCGCAGTGTTGCGTAACCTTTAAGTTTCTTGGTTTTCATACATACCTCGTAAGCAACTGGGGTAGCTGGACTCGAACCAGCAAATGCAGGAGTCAAAGTCCTGTGTCTTACCTTTTTGACGATACCCCATTATAAGATACCGATAGGATTTGAACCTATAATCACGGAGTTGCAGTCCGTTGCCTTACCGTTTGGCTACGATATCATAATGATACGCCTGAGAAGATTTGAACTCCCGACCATTCGGTTCGTAGCCGAATGCTCTATTCCACTGAGCTACAGACGCATATATAGTATTACATCTGCCCTCCCGATTCTCCAAGCAGAACAATCTTCTGACTTACCCATGATATTAAGCCCTTTTAGGTGTAACAACAGATTGTGGCTATTTTGTTGATCGTGCTTTTACCACCATGTAATACAGTCGATGCTGAGGATGGGACTTGAACCCATACGGTATCGCTACCAACAGATTTTGAGTCTGCCGCGTCTGCCAGTTCCGCCACGCCAGCATATTTACAAAGCGCATTTTACGGTTAAATTGTTTACAAAGCAATTCCTTAATTGAGTTGCTGTCTGCGCTTTTCTTTGGTACAGGGTGCAGGAATCGAACCCACCGTAACCGGGACTACCGCCCTCTGGATATAAGCCAGAAGCTCTTACCGACTGAGCTAACCCTGCATAAAAGTAGATGATGGGACTCGAACCCACACCCTCAGCTTGGAAGGCTAATATGCTTGCCGTTAAACACTACATCTACATAACCGATTCAAGGCATCGGCTGTGCCTACCAACTATTCGCTGTCAGTTCGCGGCGGTTTCATCCAAACCTGCTGAACTTCATCACTGCCAGACGTGAAGGTTTCATTTCTCATTCGGTTTACAGTCCCGCTCTGTATGTGAGATGGGCATGGTTGCAGGAGGTGGGACTCGAACCCACGACATTCAGCTTATGAGGCTGATGAGCTGCCACTGCTCGACTCCGCAATATGACTGGTACGGGTGGACTTGAACCGCCGACCCTCCGCTTAACAGGCGGACGCTCTGACCAACTGAGCTACGCACCAATATGTACGAGACACTTTATTTTTATGAAATCACGGCAATACTCATCGCCGCATAAGTACCCAATTACTGTTATCATCAAAGATTGAAATTTGCAGTTCGTGTCTCTTTTGTTATGTGCAAGGCATTTTTATCTCTACAAATACACGCCATAGAAAGTGAAAATTGCTGTTAATGCCTTAATATGTATCTGAGTGAAGAGGCTCGAACTCTTATCCTCGTGATCCCAAATCACGCCGTCTGCCGATTGGCGTACACCCAGTTTTTATGGAGTAGAGGGGAATCGAACCCCTGTCCGAAATTCTTACATATGCAAAATATTTTTACGCAATAGTCAGTGTTTAGGCTCTATAAGGCAGCCGGATGACTGACGACATCATTACCTAAGGACGTACCGGTTAGGTAGCTCCACCACCTTGTTTCTTTTAGCAGGAACAAGGAAAACTGCAACGCCGATCTGTTAATTTGCGACCTCAGATGATGCTCAGATCGGAAGCTCATCATTTTGGTTCCAGTTCCACTTAGGCGGCAGCTCTTTCTGCTACACAAGCCATGAAAGCGGGATGGAAAGCGATAATAGTTTCGTTTTTGTCGTTTATTTTCATTTTTGAATCATAAGGTGACTCACGCCTGCGTATTTTACATTCTCAAAACCCCGTCGAATCCATTTCTACCCCAGATGGATAGCCATGCGTCCGAAGAACCTCGTTTGCAACCGATAGGTTTTTTACTGAAATAGCAGTCGAGTAATGAGCTAAACCGCACAATCGTAAACTTAACCAACACGGCATATTTTCAGGATTTTCCCGCCCCACAAGGGGGCGAGATTAAAAGATTAACATGAGAAGCCGAAGCACACGCCATTCGAGCCGGACGCAGTGTAGAGGTAGCTGCTGCCGGAGAGGCCGAGGTTGTAGACACTGTAGAAGAGGGTGGAGTTGCTGGCATTCGGAGAGCGGAGCCAATACCAACGCTTATCCCCGTCTTCATCTTCTCTGTAATATGGGGTGTCTTCCTGACGATAGAGTTCGTACCAATGACCTTCTCCGGGGACAGTATATGTCGTTCTGCCGAAAAGTTCTTTTTCACTCTTTAACCACAGTTTGCAGACGCTCTTAACGATTTCTTTACTGCAACCGCCTTCGGCAGTCAGTTTGATAACAGGCTTGATTACGGACTGAAGGTCGTCAGAACACATGAGAATGACGTATTCATTCAACCATTTATTCATTCCACAGGAATCCCATCCACCACGATTGGTGTTCGTTTCATTCATTTCGTGGGAATCCTTATAAAGACCCACCAAATCCCATGAAATAGGAGCCTTACCGGAGCCGTCTGCCAGATCATCATGGTCAAATCCAATAATCTGATATACTGCAACAAATCCGTTTTTCATGTAATCTTTCTTCTGTGCGCCAAGCGCAAAATACTCACGCGCTTTACCAGAAGCACCGATTGCCTCAATGTCCTTCCAAGAAAGATAGTTAAGATCCTCCATGGGATAAAGAGGTGATGTAGCGGAGCAAACAAGCGGAGCAGAACCACTTGCGTCTTCATTGGAATCAAAATCCAGCACCAAACCATTGTCATTATATGCAATGGTCATTTTCTGAAATAGTGCTGCGTCTTTGGCGTTAATGCAAATCTGCATATCATTCTCCCTTGCCTAATTATATTGATTAGCTAATTCCTTAGATAGATCAATATCTCAATCACACCTATCATCCGACCTTCGCCGTACCTCCATTACCTTCTTCCAATTTTCTGCCACCGAGGAGACAAGTCTGAGCTTCGGAGAGCGACTCCTAACTTCTTGCCCCAGCATTTCTGCCAAATCCCGCGCAGGAATGTTTACCTGCAAATTTCACCGTTCGTTCAGAATTATATTTGATAATTTTTTGTAATCTCTATAATATCGCATCAGAGTATTCAGAAAATTTACAAACGCCCTACGGCTACTTTAACCGGCTACTTTCGTTATAGTCGAATTTCTTCAACATCAAGGCGAAACGCATTATTGGCTTTACCTCTGTCATTATGGCTGCCACACCATAACCCCTTAGGCTTATTCTCCCACAGGGAGCGTCTATTGCTGCGTCCGAAAGTTCCGTGCATTTTGTAGCGATAACTCTTGGCATCACACATTTTTGTTGACGGTTTCCGTCTCCCCACAACACATTGCTATGTTCCAGCCGCTCAGACATATAAGGTATCCCTCATATACTGAACAGAAAATACTGTGCATCTCCGAGTGCTGACGCACTTTCTTCACAGAGTTAATAATAAGCATGATTCAGATATTGATTTTCAAGGAACTGTTAAGCTGGCGACAGGAATCGAACCTGCAACCTGCTGATTACAAGTCAGCTACACTTCCATTTGTGTTACGCCAGCAGATTGTTTTGCTATTTCCTTTCGACATCATTATTATACCACACTCGGTACGGTTTGTCAATAGGATTTAGCAAAATAATTTTAGATTTTTACGTATTTTTTTACTTGTCTCTTACGGAACGTGTGAGTTCATCTCCGGGATTGAAGACAATATTCTTATAGCTTGGAATCTCAATTCGCTCTTTCGTTTCAGGATGAACCGCAGGATGCCCCTTGAATTCCTTAATTTCAAAAGTACCAAACCCACGGATCTGTACCTTCTCGCCACTTACCAAAGCCTTCTGAATTTCATCAAAAACATCGTCTACAATATTCTTGACCATATATTTCGTATTGCCTCTTTTAGCAACAGCGTTTATGAGATCAGATTTATTCATCTTTTCACCAACTAACTAATCAAACTTTTTGTACGGTATTTATCCGCATCAAAATCCACATCGCAAAATGCCTTTACGCCAGAAGAGCTGCATACACAGATCAACTGCTGTTGAATACCATATATACGTTTCTCTACACAAAAATCATCCATACCGAGAAAGCTCCCCGCCATTATTGTCTTAACATCCTGAACATTGTCATTTTTATTATGGTGTAAATGCCCAGACAAAATTGCATATATAGGCTCTTTTGCCATTGTTTTAAGCGATTGCACTTTGCTTTCTGAATTATCAAAATCTCCATGTACACCAAGATATGTCTTTCCTCTAATATCAAGTAAGTACATAGTATCGTCAATCTTGCGATAATGGTCGAATACAACATTCTCAAAATTCTGTAAACGTGCCTTCAGATACCACTCTACAAGATCATCCATTCGTTCATGAATGGATGCCTTATCTTTTTCTTCAAGTCTGGAATGATTGCCAGCAACAGAAGAAAAATATACGTTACGAAAATGATTGCTCAGTTCTGCCAGAAATTCCGAAATCAATTCAGACACACCGACAACCTGTTCAATCACATTTTCTCTGTTTGATACAGCAATTGTCTTATGTATATTTCCGCTAATCAAATCGCCATTCGCCCACACATAACAGTTTTCCGCATCATACCGCTTGGCTGTTTCGATGATACTTGAAATGTAGTCCTGCAAAAAGCCTCTACACACATCAGAATTATAATAATTCCAATAGTTGTCTACATACGCCCCAAAATGAAGATCGTTAAGACTTACAAGCAAATCATACTCAGACTGTTCTACAGTGTTTGGATTATATTCCAGACGCGGGAATACACCATTGGCAATCGCACGTTCAAAAATCTCTGAGTTCTCATCACATCGCGCCATCTTGCGTATAGCCTTATTCAGTTCTACTCTTTGATCGAAAAACCTCTGTCGTTCCTTTTGAAACTCAAGCATTTTTTGATCCAACTCACTAAGATATGAATTGTCCTCAGAACCATTGTTTTGCTTAGACTTGAAGTATTTCATTACATGATAGCCGGAATAAGGCGTAACATTGGCAGCTTTACGCAAGCTGTCGTAATGCACATTCATTCCGAGTAACGAAACAATATCTGACCAATCCAGATCTTCCGGATTCTGTTCTACCTTTATCTCAATAAGTCGAAGCCCATATTCATATTCGTTTTCGTTTTCAAGACGATTGTATTTAGGATTCACACTTCATCCCTCCCGTCTGGTGGCAATGTTTCAATTTTCCGGACAGACAGAGTGATATTAGGTATTCCGTCCCATCGTTTCAACAGTTCAAGTAAACTATACGATTTTGTATCGTCCCTACCATACTCCGTAATCGTCATATCGTTAATATCTATGGTAGCATTTTCAAAGCTTTCACTTTTTACAACGCTTGCCATGATTTAACCTCTCTGTCTTTCATGACGTTTACGATTAAGTTCACGCTCACGATCAATTCGAGCCACAACAGCAGCGGCAGCACTATTTGTGCTTGCAATCGCTCTCATCATGCCCTCAGCTTCAGTGGCATAATAATGATGACGGCTGGAGTCCTGTTTCATCGTTCTTGTAACCTTGTATTCAGGATACAGTTCTCTCAATACACGAGCTTCTTCTTTTGTTACTTGGATCATTATTTATCAGTCCTTTGTTAATAAGATATCCGAGGCTACGGTTGCTCCCGCAGCCTACGGACGGGTGATGCCGAATATATTTATAAAAACGGTTTTCTTCCCTTATAGACAATTATTTATTTGACGCAGAAAACCACGTTGGTCAACGTCTTTGTCATCTTTCTGAAACATAGTGTTTTGTGATAATCGCCAACCGTAACACACGTTGAACAACGGCAATTTTTGTAGCCATGACTTCTAAATAAAAACCGTCTTAATTTTTGTGATTTGTGTAGTATCTTGAATTTCGTTCGGCTCTCAGTTCCTTATCATGTGCGTTCTGACACTCATCACAACGCTTTTTATTCTTTACATACCCTGCAACTTCAAATTCTTTGCCGCAGTCAGCACAACGCTTTATCTTTTTGCCTGCAGGCTTGTATGTGGCACACTTATCGCAAATCTGTTTTTGTGGAGAAGTAGGAATAAACCGTTCACCGCATTTCCTGCACTGGATGGATCCTTCCGGCAAATTGTTCGCAAGATTCTGATATACTATATCTCCGAAACACATCCAAAACACATTCTTCCGCTTACTCTGTTTCATATCAAACAGATATTTTACAAGCGTATCACACACATCATTCATGTCGTATCCCAGTGATGCAAATTCTTTGAGTATCATATCTCTGATATACGCGAAGTTCGTTACATCATCATAGAAGCTAATAGAATAACGGTACTTTTTCTCAACCTCATTATACAGATTTACTACATCCTGTACCATGTCGATACATTCAGATGGTTTTGAAAGCATATATTGATATCGGAAAGCTCCGATATTTTTGGCAGAGAAAGACATTCGTTTATTCGGAATGATTGTCTCAAGCCGATTTACAACACTGTTGTTCAGTTTCTGTACACGTCCAATCTCCTTCTTTTTTGCATACGTAAAAAAGTGTGGAGCCTTTTCACCAGTAATACGAGAAAGTTTACTGTCGATCTCAGCCGGACGAGTGGGCTTATATAAGGTCTTGGCATAATCTATACAGAAATTGTTTTCCATACATAATATCTTAATAGAGTTAAGATCAACATCTTTGCTGTTCCAGATTTTTGTGATATCATTACTGATAACACCGATGTTGCCTCCTGTCCACGCAGCGCGAAGTCCTTTGAAAATCTCTTCATCTGTGATTTGGACAACACCTGCATTTGCCATCTCATAATACAGCGGAACAATATCCTTCATATTACGTTCTGCGATCTCAACAATCAGCTCGTCCGCACACACCAAACTCTTATCTCCATCACAATCGAATTGCAGTATCTTTGAAATCAAATCATGACAGCTTGTATAAATGGCATTCGGAGTAAACCACTTACGAGTTGCAGGTTTTATTACATTCTGTCGTACAGCGTGTTCCCTGTACAAATGCGGAGAACGCAGACAATCGAGCTTATATGCGTTTCGATATAAGTGACAAGACACTTCATTATCTGCCAGAAGTCCAACAGGATCTTTGATTCCTAAAAACAGCCATTCACAAAAAGCATATAAATCAGGAATCAAAAACATATATTTTGCAGAAATGTCAATCTTCGCTGACTTCGCTTCCTGAACAAGATTTTTCTTAATCTGCTTCAACATCTCTTTTGTATATGGGTCAGACAGCAATTCAGGATAAATCTGCAAACACTCCTGAAAGGCATTTTTATTCTTGTACTGTGTAGACGCACCAAATACTTCAAGCATTGTGGTACGATCAGAAGCAATCCGAGCAATCTTATCTACAGAACGCGCAGCAAGTTTTTCCAGTTCCTCGTCAGTGATGTCCGTAAGGGTTTGAAGCATCTGATAATTCAGTTTAGCGTCAGGAAGAAAATCTTCTTCCTCATTACATTTACCCGCTGTACACCCATATTTGAGATAAAAGTCGGTGTATTCCTCCCAACTCTTATAATACTTGTACATTTTGAACTGACTTTTGGTGAAGATAATTTCAATTCCTTCTTCGAGAATATCATGTTCTTTTCCATATATATCTTTTACTACCCCATGACGGATTTCAGGTTCGCGTTTGTCTGCTTCCCTGATAAACTTGTCGAATGGAAAAACCGCCAACAAACCTTTAACCCAAGGTAAGCGTACCATTGTATTTTTAGGACATCTTGTCGGCAGTACCATTCCGCATCCATCCGTATGCTTGATTGGAATCTCCATCGTTTTACGTTCAATCTGATATGTATGATGATCGATAAAATCAACAACACCACTTACACTTGTTTCCATATCATCTACAACGATAGATTTATGTATATCGAAATCAAGCCACGGATCAGTTGCGCTGTTGCACAAGGCAAGATAAGCAAGATATTTATTGATGTTGATACCGCCATATGAATTGATGCTGTCCACAGTAAGCCCACACATCAGCGTTTTTTGATACTGTTTCCATACGCTCTCTTTTATGAAAACTGTTTTTTTAGTCCGAATCTGTCCGGCAGAAGCAGTAAAGCACACATATTTCTCGCCGTTATACATATACCCATTCAAAATCATGTCTCTTACAACATCGAAATAATATGTTCGGATAACCATAAAATCATCATACAGAATACCTGCCTGCATTCCAAGTGTGCGAGTCAGCATTGATTCAAACACAGAAATAATGTTCTTGCTTATAACATACTCACTTCTAAGGATTCGCGTTCCATTATGCTCTGATAAGAGAGTTACCAAACGCTCTTTGTGGGACTTGATTTGGGCATTCAACGCTTTTACTTCATCATTGATATCCTTAATGCGTTCAGGGTCGTCCAATTCTACCGGTTCATCACGCCGCATTTTCAATAATGCTCTATATTGCGAAATTGCTTTTTCATACGGAACCCCTCCGTAATAATATCCAGACAAAATACTGCGCTGTGATTTCAAAATGAGCTTCTCAGTACACAGTGTATTTATCTTAATCTCCAGTTCGTGTTCTTCATCCGTGTAAAATGCACTTGTGTCGAAACTGTAGATATGTATTTGCTTATCAAGACTTATATTGCACCCCTCCTTGAGTCTATTCGTTTACTTTTATCAAATCACCAGTCCAAAACAACCATCCTGCTGAATCTTCCTTCAGACTGACAACATTATTGAGATCTCCACCTCGCGGATCCAAACGAACTGTAAAAATTGTGTCTGCATTTTCCATAACGAAATTTTTATACTTTTCGGAAAGTCTTTTGTAATCAGGATGAGACTGAATTACTTTAAGGTTCAGTTTTACTCTATCTCCATCGCTGATATTGTCAAGCATCACACCTTGATCCTTTAGGCGCATATACAATTCGGCAATTTTTGGATCTACGCCCTTGCCCTTAGCAAGTTTTATAAAATTTCTCTTTTGTTTCCGGTTCATACGCAGCTCTCTTTCTGAGATAAATGCTGTTCAAGGCAATCCAAAATTTCTTCAACAAACGGAAGCCAGTTGGGATCAATACGGATCTTATCCTTATTCTCTCTGAAATACTGCGGAGCAGAACCACCAAACTCATAACTCATCGCCTGCCAGTCGCAAATCATTTCAATAAACGCACACATCTTCGTTCTTACATCGCAACACTCTTCAAAATTTCCCTCTTTATCAATCCAGTGCTGCCAGTGATGATCGTTTATAAAATAGTGACGCTGACACGCAGCAGCAAATGAATCCTCTGAGACAATTTCTCCGGAAACTGGATAGAACTTCTGACGGTACGGTAAAAACTCTCCCTCGTCCAATTTACTGTCGTCATGATACTCAATACGAGCTTCCATTTCGCACTGGATCACATCCCATTTGACCAAACCAATATTCTTCAATGCTGTACGTAACTCACGCCACGCCTCAGCAATGTTTTTCTTGTGACGATCAATATAGATTAAGTATTCTTCGGTTTTTTGCAACCATTCCTCTTTGTTAAATCCATTCATTATTACGCTCCTTTGAATATACCAAGGCGGGATTCCCCGCCAAGGCTATTATTCTTTTGTCTCATCCTGTTCCTTAACAAGATCTTCATATTCTTCTGTATTTTCTTTGATTATCTGATTGTAATATTTAACATCATCTTCATCAACATCTACCGGGGTATAATCTTCACATCTCTTATCTGATTCGCATTGATCTACCCAAATACACCCCTTACACGTCTTCTTCTCTTCGTTCATTCGGTTATGCTTCCTTTCAGTTTTTCTACATAAGCACTCCCATCTCCAATCATTTTTAATCTTTTCAGTCTTCCTGCCTCAAGCCGCTCTTTTGATGCTTCAATCTGTGCCGGAGTTAAGTTCACTTTTTTCTTCGGCTTGATTCTTATCCACGCTGCTGGGAACTTGGCTACTACACTCCCATCTGAATTTACACATTTGATTTCAACTTCTTTAGGATTTTTAGCTTTCAACTTCTGTATATAGTTAATCCATTTCTTTTCACTACTACATATTGTTGCGTAGTCTTCTCCAGCCATGTGGTCAATCGCTGTTTCTCTGATTTCGTTCATTCATATTCCTCAGAACACTCCTGCTCATCCATTCTTCGGAATGTTACAACCCATACAAGCGGATTTTTATCCCAACAATATACATCTTTCTTTTTCGCAGATAGTGATTTATCCCAAGCATTGGCAAATGTCAGGATAGGGAACATGGAACCATACTTCCATATACCTTCCTTATCTACCTCATCTACTGTAATATCTTTAAGATGCTGTACCTCTACATTCTCTACTTTCAAGAAAATCCGTACCGCTTCTTCCGGCATACACACAGATGAATGCCACGTCTCATTTGTCCAGTTAGGAAGGACACCCGATACTCTGTAAAAGTAAACATCTTCAATCTTAGCCCACGCCTCTTTGATACCGATAATATCTCCAATAGCATATGGTGGTTGTTCAATATCCCTTACAGGGAAGCGGAATTGAGTTTTGGTACGATTAAATACCATCTCAACCGCTTCTCCGCAAAGTTTCAAATACTTCACATTCTCAAGCCGCATAATTCATAATCCCCGGATCATAGAACGGCATGGGTTCCAGCTTGAACTTGTTTGCACGATGTTTAGAATCAATCTTCTTTTTGATTTCTTCATCATAGCAGAAACCGGTTCTGAGATACAGATCAAGCACATCGTATGTAAATCCGAAGTTTTCCTCGTCTGTCTTTCCGGTAAGACCATCAGAAGGAGCCTTGTAAATCAACTCGTCCGGTAAACCAAGTGCTTTGCCAAGCAAAACCACTTCACTTGCCGTCAACTGCGAGATAGGAGCAAATTGTCCTACGCTATCTCCAAACAAAGTAGAATACCCGATCCAATCCTCAGAAAGATTGCACGTATTGGCAACACGTCCGTTGCAGCTCTGAGATACGGCAAATAAAGTAGCCATACGAATTCTTGCAGGAAGATTCACTATTGTCTGTTCACTTGGTTCAATGCCGGTCTTTCTCATGTTCTGCAAAACATTAAACACCGGCATTGCAATATCGATCACGTAGTTGCGAATACCTAAATGATTGACGAGCTTATAACTGTATTCGATATCAGATTGTTCACCCTGAGGCATCAAAACACCGATAACTCTGTCACGTCCCAGAGCTTCTACACACAGAGCTGCAACAACAGATGAATCTTTACCACCGGAGATCCCGACAACCGCATTACAATCCTTACCATTCTTTTCAAAGTAGTCTCGAATCCATTGTACACACTCATTCTTGACTCTTTCGACATCAAATTCCGTTTTTATTACTGTCATCAGAAACCTCCATTTTCATCATGAAGCCGCGCTCTGATTTCAGCCAACGAATACTCTCTGGTAATATCGCCATTTTTGAATACTGTAATCAACAGATTTTCCCCTGAAACAGTGTCCGGGGTAAGACCGTCTTCATATGTGATTTCGCCCTCTGCATTGTGATACACTCTGCAAATCCCCTTCTGACTCTTTTTGAATTTGCCAGTATCGGTTTTCGGATTCTTGAAAATCTCAAATCCCACCCCATTCACTTCGCCATATGTAGCTTTCACCGCAATACCAAAGGTGTCTCTTGTGTACGGATTCAGAACTGTTTCATCCCTCTCATTCGTTGTCTCAAGACACTGCATAGAGAAACTACCAACACCAAGAGAAACATTATTGCAGGCAAATCCAGCTTCAATCAGCACACGATAAATTTCAGCACAACGGCTCACCGTGATAGAGTCACCATAAATTGCCTTTACATGAGGATTAAGAACTTTGAACCCCTTGCTGTTTATAGTGCCGCCAAAAATATCCCAGAGGTGGAATACAGTTTCCGTTACGATCTGTACGGGATCGCCGCTGTCTCCGCGAATCAGCAGGCACCCTTTATGATTCATAATCTCTTCTTTGAGCTGAGGAAGAATTTCGTCAACGAGATGCCAGTAATCATAGCTGTCAGAAACCATAGAGAAACTGTTATTGGGATAAATCTCAGTAAGCAAACGGCGGATAAATGAAATTTCATCTCCGTCGATTGCGTAATTACTGCACATTACACTATGCTCCGTAGAAATAGCTCCGTATGCTACATCATCCTTTCTGCAATCGCAGTTATACATTTCTTCCAGATAAGGAATCGTGGGAACTGTTGCGGTGTTCAAAAAGGAGAGGCAAAAACCGGCACTACTCTTGACGGCAGACTGCAGACTTTCCTGACCACGGAAGGAAAAATCGCCAAGCGCACGACTGCGCGGCACATTGTCATCCACAGAAATGTCGTAGGCACGGTTTACAATCTCACGATACCAATAACCGACATTGGCAGAAATCATTGGATGCCACAATTCAGCGGACATCAGCGATTCGATGGTGTTCACGAGCCATGCAAAATCGGGATGTGTATTACTGATTTCAATCATAGGAACCTTTACGGGAACACGGGTTCCTTCCGGAATTGCCTTGATTTCAAGGGGTAAATATCCGAGGTTGTGCAAATCAATGATCTTTTTAAGGTCATACGTATCCTCGCCGAGTGTATAGTCGAGTACACGCCAGTATTCATGTATAACTTCGTCGCAGCTTTTATTGAAAAAGTTCTTGTTGAAATATTCAACGAGATATGTTTTCAAGAATGCTTGCAGACTGAACATCACCAGTTTGTCCTGACCGGGAATTCTCGTCATGCGAGGTGTGAGATACGAAACCAATTTCGTAAGCCCCTTCGGATATTGTTCGTGATGTGTCGTTTTGTAATAGTCCAAAAGCAGAAGCGGATTAGTCTCCATAAATATAATCCTCCATAGAATATGTTGTAATCAAAGGATGTTCCTTGCGGAAAATAGAACTTGTTGTAAAGATTCCCTTCAAAAGTCCGCTGTCGATGAGATCGCCTGACAAAATCGTGTTTTCGCAGTGTGTTACATACAAATAGATGTTTTCAAAACCCATCGTCTGCAACGCTTTTGCTGTATAATAGAATGTGCCGCCCCTGCTGCAGATATCGTCGCAAATCAAAGCGGATTTCATATCATCTGGCTTATTGCCGACAATCGAAAGCACTTCAATATTGCCGGTTTCCCAATCGCGCTTCTTGATGCCAAACAGATACGGCGCACGAATCATACCGGAATATCGTTTCATCGCCCCTTCGTCCGGATATACCATCATCAGATCATTCTGCATAGTATCGCGGATCGCTCTTTTAATATACTCCTTAGGCTGAACGACATATACCCTGTCAATAAGTGCCGTAGCTACATTGGAATGTGGATCCAGCACGAATACCTTGTCGAAAAACAGACCGTTGATTATATCCGCGAAGTATTTCAGAGTAAATACCTCACTCTTATCCTTAACACGATCCATACGAGCGTTGGGAATGTACGGCATATACAGAATCATCTCTCTGCATCCGTAATTTCTCAAGTGGGACGCAATGTAAATCAGGGTGGGCAGTTCATGTTCCCCATCATACAGCCATGTGACACAGAAATGATCTTCTCCAAAACGCTGTAATTTCAGCTTATACGTTCCATCCGGAAACTTCTCAGGCGAAATTTCCACACCATTTACCTTAATCATACGGTTTCCTCCATATTCAGAATTTCAATCTGACAAGCCTGCATAGCTTTCAGAGCATTCATGTGGTTTTCAACGGTAACACCAGCACAGCAGGAGGCATCAACCTTGATCGGAATTTCCGGGCAAAATGCCTTGATTATCATTGCATTGGAGATCACGCACACATCTGTGCAGACACCTACAAGCTCAACTTCATCGATGAAATCCTTCTCAAACATCTCGGCAACAAACAAACCGAGCTGTACAGATCCAAAGGTCTTTTTCTCTGCCGTATAGCATCTGTCCTTGAAAATTTCAAGTTCCGGTACAAGGCGATGACCGTCAGTCCCGCGAATACAATGAGGAATCGGAAGATTTCTTCCCTCCTGCGTTTCCATGTAATTATCTTCGTGAGTGTCGAATGTGAATACTACCTTTTCGGTATCGTTTACTTTATCCGCGATCTTTTTAACGACAGCCGCCGCTTCTGCGGATCCGAGCGCACCATCTACAAAATCACGCTGCATATCCACTACGATGAGAAGTTTTCTGTTATCCATAATATCCTCCTTACTCATAGACAACTTCAAGACCATATGCGACAGCCGCTTCATGTTCAATACGGCAGCCACGAGCATTTTCCCAGCCCTTACCGAAATACGCAATATGGCAAAGACTCATGTTTTCGAGGGACTTTGCAAGGAAACAGAGAGGAATCTGAACAACTCCACGCTTTTCCATAGATTCACGGGAATACCATTCGTCTGTAAACAGAGTATTCACAAATTCGTATCCGTTTTCCTCTGCAAACTGGATCGCCCTCTCTCTGGTTTCCGCGATTTCCTGCTCCGTCTTTCCAGCCATCGGCTGAGAGATCATCATCTTTTTCATACCAATTTTCCTCCATTTGATAATGTTTTTATTGAAGAACGAACATACTTCATCACTTCCATATGCCACGTTCAAGGTATTCTTGTTTGTATTCTTCTTTCAGCGCATAAATGTCCGTATCACATGAATTACACACGCCGTAGATATTTTCACCGTCGTATTCATAACGAAATAGATTCGAGCCACATCCACACGGATTGATACCATCGGTATAGAATAACTGTCTGTTGCCAGTGTCTACATGACACAAAATTTTTCGTTTACGCCGTAATTTGTTTATCAGCACCACACGCACCTCACTTTAGAGCATCCAACGCCACTTCCATTGCCTTATGAAAATCGCTTCCTTCACCGTTTTTCTGAATCCAATCATTTGGCATCAACATACCACACTGTCTGATATGGCTATATAAGATTTCACGAGCCTTATCATTAGACATTCTACCCTCAGGAGGTTTTCGTAAGCCCTCTCCACAAACCGGACAGAAATTGAATTGCTCGTTTTCAGGGAAACGCCCCCAACCGCCAGACACACACAGTCTCGCGCCATAACGGTCTGTCTCTGCTTTCGCACTTCCGAAATCGAATTTTCTGCAAAACTCGCACATATCGGTTATTTAGTTAATTCCTTTCGTGATTTATTCAGACACTTCATCAAGCCAATCCTTCAGAAGCGTCCGCATCCGTAAACTGGGAATATAAATACTGATTTCCTTGCCATCTCTGATGGCAGATCTCCACACCCACTGTACCATTTCACTCAGCGCATACCGGTCTTCATTTACAGTACATCCATGTTCTTCAAAATATCGCTTCAAAAACGGATTGAAGAAAATGTTTACACAGTATGCAAGGTATGTCCTGTCACGGTATTCATTGGTTGCACGACAACTGCAAGGAATAAAGCAGCGACTGTAATTCGGTGGGGCTATCTTATCTCTCTGTGCCTTAAATGCAGTCCACATACAATCTTTTCCCTTGCCGCCATAGTAATGACGCAGAACATTATAGATGTTGTTCCGCATCTTGCTTGCGACCTTAGGATTATTGAACTGCCGTTCCGACCAACTGGAGGAAAGAGCAAATTTCTCATCGCCAATGCTGTTGAGTTTTTCATTGTCGAAAATGTGTACCCTATCCCGCAAACCGTATATCTTTGTAAATTGATTGCGATTTTCAGAAAACATATACTGTCCGTCCGCATCAACCTCAACCCCAATATATCTGTACTGAAATCCATTGATATCGAAGTAATACTTTTGGAGCTGTGCTTCAAAGAGATATGTAAGGACAATCACTTCATCAAAGGCTTCAAAAACTTCCGGAGGGAACATCCAGAACAGGAATGTGTCGTTATAATATAACAGTGTCCCCGCCTTAGCTCTGAGCATAAGATCCTGAAAAGTAGTGCCAACATACGAATCGTTCAACCAGCGAACTCGGCAAGTCTCCTTATCAACTTCAATGTAGCCGCTGTTCATCAAATCCTGCACATCACCCTTTGTGATATTGATTTCTTTGACAATCTCAAACACTTCGTCCATCACAAGTGTGTAATGTCCCTCTTTGATAAGCCTTACAGTATCATCATTGTAGCTTGCGAAAAGTGCATGGGTACTGGAAATGTTGTACTGTTTCTCCAACAGAAAATGTAGATTAAAGAGCTTGCTACGAGGCTTATCCTTAGGAGATTTGAAGCTCTTGATAGCGCAGTTATCAATGATACGATCACACTCATTCAGATACGGCGTGATAAAAACAAAGTTACCGTCCGACTGATTCATGTAGTTTATGGCAGCACTGGTCTTACCAGCTCCCATGATCGCATCACAGATTTTGATATCCATGATTTTTCTCCTTTTTGAAATCAGATTTTTGCTGAATTTTGGTAGGCAAAATACACTCCGGAAGAGTGAGAAAAGACCGTTGAACAATGGCTTTCTGAAAACGGCTCCCTTTTAGATGGGTGGGGAAATAATGTATTGTTTTCCTTCGTCTTCAAGGAAAACTACCGCAGATTTCATGTTCTCAGTGAACCTTGTTTCCAAAAGCATTGTCTGAAACAACATGAATATTCATGGTATGATACAGTGCTTTGTCTTCCTCATCTGTAATACCAAGATATCTGAGAGTCACTTCCGGAGAACTATGTCCGAATGCTCTCTGGAGAAGCGTGATATCCATATTAGCATTATCACAGTTATACTTATATTGATGCCAGCCCCACGTCTTTCTACAAGTATGTGTTCCTACATTTTGCTTCAGTCCACACGCCTGTGCAGCTTCTTTGAGAACCTTACGGAAAGTACCAACCTGAATGGATCCACCTTCTCTACTGGGAAATAGATAAGGAGTAGTTACATCACTATTGGATTCTCTTACAGGATTGCACCATTCAAGAGCATCCTTACAAGCCTGATTAAGAAATACCTTACGGAATTTTCTGGTTTTGCTCTGTAAAATTTCGATAGCATCAGAAGTATCTTCTACGTCATCAATAAACCTTACAGATCCATCAGGATTGTATACACTCTTAATCTTAATGGCAAGGAGTTCATTTGCTCTCAGCCCAAGATTGATACCAAGAGTAAATGCAAGGACATACTTCTTTCCTTTGTTTTCAAGAAGCCAGTTAGCGATAGCAATGATTTCATCATGTTTCTTGATCGGAAAAACAGTCTGGCTTTCATCTTTCTTGTAGTTCTGAGGTCTACTTTTTTTTACTGCGTTTTCGGGAGTTAAAGAGATTGAATTTGTTACAACTTCGGACACTTTACCCATTTCGGTTCTCCTTATTGTATTCTTTAGTTAATTGCTTAACATTCACTTAAACCCGTTGATATTCGTATATTATCAACTGGATCCTTACATTAAATATTATACCATAAACTACGTTGTTTGTCAATAGATTTATACAATATTTTTGTTTAGTTATTTCCTTTAGAGAACAGAACTTCGATTATTTCACGTTGTTAAACGGTGTTTTCTCAATATAAGATCGTATTCGGGTATTTGTCCGTAGGGGTACAAGATCTTGAGAAAGATGCGTTGATGAAGGTGGTGGTGTCGAGGCGGAAAATCGAAGATGAGGCGTGGAGAAGGGGGTACTATCCGCCATTTCTGCGGATCGGGAATGCCTATAAATATTAACTTGCCTATTGCCTTTATTGACACGCTGAATGGGTCGTTTCTCAACGGGTTCTGCATACTCTTGAAAAGCGGAATTGATTTCAAGCGGTTCTGTCGTGTGCGTCCTGTTCTGTCTCTGTCAGGCTGGCAGACGGTGGACGGACGGCGGATAATGGCAGACGTTCGGGCTGGAGATCGGGACGGGCTGAAGTGTTGTTGTTCTTCAGTCGTTCCCCTTCCTTCTCCCCTCCTCTCCAGCTTCCTCTCCTTCCTCGCTTCCTCCCGCGTTCCATCTCTCACGACGTTCTGAAGCTCTGGCTCTCCGTGGGTGCTTGCTTTCCTTCCTTTCGGCTGTCATATTCTCCAGCGTTCCGTGCGTCATGTTGTCCGCTGGGGTCGATTCCTCCGCACGTTCTGCCGTCTCTGCATCTGCTGAAGGTCTGGTGCAGCGGTCGCCGTCTGGCTGTCTTCCGGTCTGTTTTGGCTCACTCTGTCAGGCTGGCAAGCATAGTCAAGATGTAGCAAAATGCACAAATAAAGTCTTGCTAATTTAGTGACTTTTTAAGCCTAAAAGCGATAATATTTTATCGTTTTCTATTGACTTTAGGCGGCGAGTGTGGTATAATATAGGTGCAGTAAAGGAAAGCAAAACCCCAACCAAACCCACCGTCTGACTGGCGGTACTGAAAAGCTCTAAAGGATGTAGCTAAAGAATATCGGAGGTACTGAAAATGAAACTGGCAAACATGATCCCCCTGAAAAGCAAAATCACCGTCTACGTTCCCGCGACGGTAAACATCAATGAAGAAATCGACAACACGCCTTTTGTTGAGCGTGTGGCGCGTACTCTGTCAAACGCATTCGGCGGTGCCACTGCTACACAGGCAGCAGGCTATTGGGTAGCCAACAACGGCGACTTGATCGCAGAACGAACTACGATGGTATTTGCATACTGTGATACCGCAGACGCTGAAAAGTACATTGACGACATCGTTTCTATGTGCGTTGAGCTGAAGCACGAAATGGGGCAGGAAGCAATAGCCCTTGAATACAACGGCGCAATGTACTTCATCTAAGGAATTAACTAATCAATCCGTCAGGTAAACGGCGGCAGCAATGCCGCCAACCTGACCGACACACAGAAAGAGAGGGCTTTACAATGGCACGACTGACCGACAGAAACGACTGGTTTGATCTTTGGTATGAAGATAAACAGAGCATGATCGCAACTATGGCGCGTAACATGGCGGCGGATTTGGAAGCTGGCTATAGCTATTTCGGCACCAGTATCACGAAACAGCGGGACGAAATCGCCCGGTATAAAGCGCAGTTTGACGCAGAGTTAGACGCATTCAAAACGATGGACGAAAACAGCGTAAACCGTTGGTGCTTCTATGATCTGAAGAAGCGTGGCGCGATTGAATGAACCTGCCTGACGATGGTTAGCCGGTAACTAACCGAAACGGGCGCAGCCCGTCGCAGGAAACCAATTATAACGGCGCGTCAGCGCATGAATGAAAAGGAGTTTTGAAAATGAAAAAGTACGATCTGAAGTCTATCATGCGTATGGCGTGGGAGCTTTTCCGGGATCAGGAAGACGGCGAAAAGACGTTCGGCGAATGCCTGAAGATGGCATGGGCGCATGAAAAGAACCAGCCTGAAAGAATCATTGCAAGCTGGAACGCCCTGACCGGCGAACAGCAAATGCAGTTCCTCCGCGCAAACGTCAAGCGCGCCGCTAAGGACGAGATCGCCCACAGCACGGAAGATCACTATAACGAGTATAACGAGTCTGTAGCATGGTTTTTCCGCAACAATGATCTTGACGGTTTTGTGAATGACGCATGGCTGAAGCTCATGCAGATGATGGAACCGGGAAATCTGGCAAGGATCAACGAACGCCGCGAAGAATCCGGGAAGCTCAATATTTCACTGGTGCAGCTCGTGTACCGTGCAAGCCTGTATTCTATCCGTGCGGTGTACCGTGCAGAGGTCAAGCACATCCGCGCCCGTGTTCATACGGTGCAGGACAAAAACGGCGACGATGTGCAGTATATCGACGAGATGGCGACAAGCCGCAAGGATAACACGGAAGCCTCCGCCGTCACTGGTGTGATGCTGGCTGACTTCATCAACAGCCGCGACGAGATCGACAGAATCATCATTGAAGGTCGCCGGGACGGTTACAGCAGCAAGGAGATTGCCCAGATGGTCGGTATCTCTGAACCAGCAATCTGCAAGAGATTGAAGAAGATCAAGGAAGCAGGACGCGCCGCAGGTCTGATAACAGACTTTGAAGCCGCTTGACCAAAAGAACGGAACGCCGCCCCAGTCAATCAGGCTGGGAGCGGATGACCGGAAGCAGGGAGGAAGAAGACAGAATGAAATGGCATGAAATCCCCGAAGCACTGGAAGCAGGACGCGCCGTTTTCGTCACTGATGGAACAGTAACACGGAAAGTCCTGAAGGCTGAATGGGTTTGTATGGAAATACATCTTGTATTGGATAACGGTAGATCGCTCTGGCTGTCCGGTGAAGACTTTGAAGGCAGCGAAATTGGGATCGGCATACTGGAGAGTGAAGAAGGCGTTTACATTGCGCCGCTCTGGTGGATAAGAATCGGATCGGAAGAATGGAAGGAGTCTGTAAACAATGGATAATAGAACATACTGGAAGCGGTTGATTCTTCAGAAGCTCATGGGGCTGGGCATTCTCGCCCTCTGCGCCCTGATAGTTTGGATGTGTTCCAATGGCGAAACGCCGGAAGATAAAGACGGAACCTGTCTTGTATTCATGATCCCCACCGGGATCGCCCTGCTGGTCACAAACAAAATTGTACTTGAATTTTAATTCACGGTTAATTTCTCGCAAATCAGGCAGTTAGTTGTAATAGGGAGGTACACAACAACATGATGATACATCTTACAAAAACAGAGCTGACGTGGATCGTGGATGCACTCCGCGACAGAGCAGAAGCAAACGCAGCAGCCGCACGTCTGGATGTGCCGGAGGGATCCCCAACACACCTGCATAAAGCATTATTCAAACTCCGTTCGGAACAGCTCACGTCCATTGCAGACCGGATGGAAAAGGCAGCAACAAACGGAAGCAAGCGGATCGCCATTGACTGACGGAGGATAGCATGAGATACATTATCAACGACAAGGACGCGGGGATTCTGGAAGCACGGAATCTCTGCAAGAGTACAGACAAATTCAAGGAGCTGTACAATAAAGCGCGGAAAAGCGCAGGCAGTGAATACCCGGTATATATCGGCAGAAAAATCTTAACATTCGTAAAGGCATAAAGGGAGGATATAAAAATGGCAAAGTGTACAAGAGAACAGCTCAACAAGTGGAACGAAAAGCTGACAAACGGATTCGGTTTTGATCTTCACAGTTTCCTTATGAGCGGTGATAAAAAAGCGGTAAAGTCGCTGAAACTGGACGGCGGGAAAACCCTTCAGGCAAAGCTGGAATATACCGAAGTCCGCGAAAACTGGAAGACCGTGGGCGTTCGTCCGGTACTTCACCTGTCGATCTGGGTTGACTGCGATACCCCCGGATTCATGAAGTCTTCCGGTCTGGGTGTGGATGTAGTCATGGGAGATATGCAGCCCAGAAAGAATTTCGATCTTCTGTGCAAGCTGTCCGGAACCATAACAGATGAAGAAATTCTGCGACTGGCAAACGAAAACATGAAGCAGCTCAACAACCCGTTCGTATTCGCATAACAGATGAAAACAAAATTGGCAGGGATGAAAAATTCCCTGCCTTTTTTTCGTTGTTTGGTTAATTATCTGGATTGGGGACGGTTAGTTGTAATAGGAGGATCGAAATCGAAGATAGCACAAAGGGTTCTTAAAGCTCTCTGCCTTTCTTCTTCGGTCAGCCGTTCGGAAATTGCTTCAAGCGTGGGCGGAGTGATAAACGCCTTGAAATAGGATGCAAGCAAATCTGCATCACGCTGGGTGTTAAACTCATACAGGCGGGACAGATACGCACGGGTGAGATTGAAAAGATGAACCCGTTCCGCTTCAATCGGATATAATCTTTCCTTCTCTGTCACCGTGTACTGGTTTTTGGAAGCTCCGCCGACACGGACACCGTAACGTACTACAAAATAGTATGTAGTGTACTGTTTCTTGATACAAATACGGATGTAGCCTTTAAGCTGGATCACTTCACCGTCTTCAATGGATGAAAGATGGTTCATGATTTCCTTGTACGGAAAATGGACGAGCTTCACAAAGAGACAGTTGCAGTGTTCCACATGGGAGAATCTGATATTGTGCGGCTGGGTGTTAAGCTGGATCACAGCTACGGGTTCGCTGTCGCGTCTGTTGGGATTGGTAATGGATACGTTCATAAAATACCTCTTTACAATAGACCTGCGGTGTGATATAATAGAGGTGCAGCGCAAGCTGGCTTGATGGTTGAACCTCTTGACCGTCAGGCGAAACCGAGGGGTTGCGTCCCTCGGTTTTTCTTTATATATATTATATCATATCGGGTACAATATGTCAAGATTTTCGCCCAATATCGGGTACAATATTTGAATACAATATTTGAAAATGATTTATGTGTATTTTTGTGCAAATGGCATATTGTACCCTATATATATTTATGTTATAATAGTAGATGGAGGTGTTTATAATGTCAGTACCGAAAGCAAACCAACGCGCAGTAGCAAAATACATGAAAAATAATTACGATGATATTAAAGTTCGTGTAAAAAAAGGTGACAGGGAAATAATTCGGATGTACGCAGAATCAAAAGGCGAATCGGCAAATGAGTTTATCAAGCGGGCAATTTATGAAACCATGCAGAGAGAAGGCGCATTTCAGAATATCACATTAAACTCTGAATGCGCTAATAATGACTGAAAATCGCCTACTGGATCATGAACAGCATCCACCAGAACATGAACAGAAAAGAGAGCTGGGTTATACAACTTAGCTCTCTTCGTTTTATTTAATTTTCGGTATTATTTTCTGTTCTTGCTTTTTCTTTTTCGATTTGAATTACAGCATCTGAAAGTAATGCGGAATTGTACATAGACTGAAAGCATCTCTCACACATATATGCTACTTCTCTGTTTTCATATCCTAAAATACATCTTGAATGCGGCGATTTCCCATTGCAAAATGAACAGACGCAAGGTTTATTATCAAATTTAATTTTGAAACTTTCATCAATTTTACTTATATATCGTTTCAACTCCGGATTTTCTTTTGCCATTTCAAGTATTGCTTTTCTGTCAAACACCTCTATCACCTTCAGTCTGCATCAATCACATCAACTTCCGTCAGTCGATATGTTGCAAGCATATGAACGCCCATATCCTGAACACAGGAATATTTCTTTTTAGGCTCTACGGTTCCCATAACCGGATTTGCCCAGCCGCCAAGATCAATCTGGATGTTCATCGGTTTATCAATCGTAAAGCTGGCATTGTCTCCGTGGCTGCCTTCCCAAACTGTTTCACCACCATCGGAGGTTATCACTGCTCTGCGGGATGAGAACAGCCCTGCCCATCCGGTGACAATATTGTTCGGAATCTTAATGCGTACAACTCCGCTTGTTACAATTTCATCCAAAGGACAGCCGCAGTGGATGCAGGCTTTCGCTCTGTCGCTGACTTCCTTTCCGCAATCCGGACATTTTATGAGTGCCATATATTATACTTCCTTTTATGTAGAATTTTGAATATACCGAACCATTCACATTATACCACACAATACCAACCAAAGTCAACCAATGCAGATTTTTCTGCATTTTTTTATTTTACCGGTTAATTTATCCCGTTCTACGCAGTAAGTTGTAATAGAGGGAAAACAAAACGAACAAAACGGAGGACACACCATGACCCAATCATTATATACCAGCTCCGCCGTGGATAAGCTCATGAATGAGTACATCGAAAAAGGCGGCGAGATCATCCAGATGCGTGATCCCGTTCTCGGATGCGGCGACATCCTGATGTATGGCGACGGACTGAAAACTACCGTCGTGACGGAGGTTTATCTGGATATGTATAGCAGCGCACATAAAATCCGGATGTATCATAAAATGCCGGAAAAGTATAAGCGGATCATCGAAAAGCACGAAAAAGAATCCAGCGAAATGGATGAATCGGAAGTGTAGGTGAAAACCAATGGAAAGAGTAATTCTTTATGGAGAAACATCTTCTGAGATAACAAATTTGCTGGTAGAAAAAGTAAAAAGTGCCGCAAAATCAAATAGCCCAGAAGAGATCGAAAAATGGAAAAGGATATATCTAAACTGGATCAAATTTGTCGGATCACTTGAATCAGATGGCAGTTTGTTCGGTTTAACAGCGATAAATAGCATATCGGAGGAATAAAAAATGGAACATAAAATCATTATCGAAACTGTTATCACTACGGACGACATCGTAAACCTGCTTGCAATGGAGGGCGGCGGATTTGATTACTGGGCGGAAATCTGCTGGGATGAAAATGATTATGAAGCTGCCAGACTGCGCCTTGTGGATCGGATGACCAAAGAAAAGAAGAATCCAGAAGACATCTGCTATGAAGATGTATGCGCCGAAATTCTGGAACACGGCGGAATTCTGAAAGTCTACGACAGAGAGGACGACGAAGACTATGATCTCCCCCTGTCTTCCCTTCTGAATGGCTTCCGTGACTATATGAAGCTCGTTGCGTCGGATGGACGTACCGGCATTGATGATATGGACGGAGAAGCCGCAGATCAGATTCTCCAGTTTGCCGTTTTTAATGAAGTAATTTACGGCTAACGGTTAATTTTCACGTTTCCGGACAGTTAGTTATAATAGGAACTCAAACACAACAAAGGAGCAAAACAAATGCCCAGAATGAAACTGGCGGATGAATTTCCCGAAGTGAAATCCGCTTTTTCAAAGAACCTTGCAAAAATCAAGGAGTACGCACCTCGCCTGAAAAAGAGTCATGAATACATCAATTACGATGAGCGTCTGACATGGGAATGCCTGAGAGCATTTATCGGTACAAATACCATCTGCGAATGGTACAGAAAGTATAACTGCGGAGATTCTCATATCTACACTCTCGGCAGAACCGCCCTGAAAGAGCTGGGCGTATTATAGGAGGAAACACATGAGTAAAATGAAAATGTACATCACTGACAGCCTGTATCTGAATGCAGAGCAGGTCAGCGATAACAGATACATCATCCACTTGACAAACGGCAAAGAAATCAAGATTACGGAGCTTCCGAAGGATGATAAAGGAAGCATCTGGCGTTGGAAGATCGAAAGCCAGTATTTTGATAAGGATGAATATGCCTTGAATTATCTGAAAACCCTGATTTCCGAAAAGCTGACCGGATGCCGGATCGTCCTCCATGCAAAGAAAGAAGTGCCTGTGATTTGCGGAGTGGATGGACGAGCCTGCCGAAGCCCCAGAAAATGCAACACCGCACTGTGCTATGACTGCCCTGTGGCAGAAGCATTCCACGCAGAACGCGACGGCGTAAAACTGATTTACGCTGTATAACAGGAGGTATATATGAAGCTCAAAGACCTGAAGCCGATCCTTCGCAGTGTAACCGGCAATCTTCAGTGGGCTATTGTCTGGGATCAAACAAAGCAAAGAACATTGGACAGCGGATGTTCTATTGAGTATGCTGTAAATGAATACGGAGAATACAGGATTGACCGTATCACATCAAGCTACGATCAGAAATCCGGTATGGATTCTCTGGTTCTTTATATCATCACAGATTAAGAATAGCGGGAAGGCAAAATCTTTCCCGCTTTTTTGTTTTCTGGTTAATTATCTGTATTGACGGCAGTTAGTTATAATAGGAGGTGATACTGGATGCCGTATATCAACGAAAACCTTTACTCATGTGATTTCTGTGAGACGGAAATCGAATGGGACAAAACCGATGAAATCCACGGTGAAATGTGGGGCTGCGAGGTCTGCGGAAGTATATTCTGTTCCAAATGCCTGAAAGATGCCGTGGGAGAGGATGGATACCGGAAGATCATGCAGGAAAGTGATCTTATCCGATGCCCTGACTGTGCCAAAGAATTTCTGAAAAAGGAAAACAAAAATGTTCACGAAAACTGAATGGGAAGAACTCCGTCAGATCGGTCAGCGAGAAGAAAGTTTCGACTGGGATATTCCGGGCGGTTACATTGTTTTCGGAACCTACGGAATGACCGTGCATAAATGGAGAAAAGGTCGTTGGATATGTAAGCACATCAACGACTGGCGAAACAAAAATTACAAACAAGTCAATGATGAGCTGAAAGCTCAAGAATGGAGTGAAAAATCATGAACGAAAAACACATATCCTACCGCTGCCCGAAATGCGGTAAAGTGCTTGCAAAGTCTGACAATCCGGAATATACCTATCAGTGCTTCGACTGCGACGAAGATTTCTATTCCATCGAAGCTGCGGAGTTTGTAACCACATTCACTGAACCTACCGAAGAAGACCGCCGCGAGTACAGCGAGTTCAACATCAATATGGATGACTGGATCAAGGTGATATGCTCCTGCAGAGATGTTCAGGACTATGTTTTTCTTCCCAAAAAGGAATTTGAGATGCTGGGCGTAGAGTATATCAAGGATCATGCTGTACTCATTCGCAGATTAAATACCTATTTCGTAGAAATCCCCCAGAACGACTATCACAACGATCTGACCAGAAATCCCGAAAAGATCATCCCCGTGGAGTTTGTTGAAATCGAATGCGGAACCGGACGGGAAGTATATCGCGGAACCGAATCCGAAAACTATTATCTGCGTGAAGTCTCCCGTCGTGAAGACTTTGCAAAGTGGCTTATCTGCGGAACCAGAAGACGAACGGATGACGGAAACCCGCCCAGAGCAAATCTGATTTTTCAGAACGGCGACCAGACGGAAAAAGTTACCTACAACGACTGGAATGGCGTATGCGCCTATAGCAATACCTTTAACCGCAATTTCCGCCCCAAAACCACCGAAAATACCTGATATACATAAATACTGTATATTTATACATAAGGAGATACCCATGATTTCATACCAGAAAGAAAGCGTAAAGATCGAAACCCGGTATCAGGTAGAATACACTGAACGAGAAGAAGAAAGAATTAAGAGCTTCCCTTCACTGGATGAAGCTCTTTCTTTCTATCTGGTTATGTTTTTCCGGATGTGCAGCACGAACGATCCTGACTGTATCAACGATGTGAAGCTGTTTGAGCAGGTCGTTCTGGATGGCGAAGTCATCCGCGAAAGCTGGATCGAACCGGTAAACACCATACTTCATTCCCTGCGAACGACTTTTCGTGATGAATCCATACGAGAAGTAAATGACCTGCGAATGCAGATGGATGAAAGTACCAAAGAAATTGACAGCTATAAGGCATTTATCCAATCTATTCGCGCAGAAGAAAACTTCAAAAATTTCGTTCATCAAGGTTAATTTCCGCCATGATCGGCAGTTAGTTGTAATAGGTGGACAACACATCAAGGAGGATTTACAATGACTACCTACAACAATAAGCCCGTTATTCAGGAGGGCGAATTTGATACCAGTACCGCAAAAATCGGCGACTATGTTTCGCAGGCTGTGGTGGATGACTTCATGGATTGTATGCCGCCTGCCTGTATGAGCAGCAGATGTTCCCAGCTCGGCGAACCCTATTCTATGCGGAAAGACCCGGACACAGGCAACTACCGCAATACCTATCTGACCTTCACCCGGATCGCTCCCGGTGTGTGGATGTACTGCGGCAACTGCTTCCGTGGTGAAATCACGGAGCGCGGTGACAAGATGATATTTGCCTGACAACATCAAATCCTGATGGGAGGTGCCAGAGATGCAGCTATTGCGGTTTTGGAGGGCTTCCGTTATCAAAAACCCTACCCCATAAATACAACTACAAATGGAGGTTGCCCTATGAAACTTTATGATCTGACAATGATCCTTGGGAACCCGGATCAGAAAGTCGTACTTATCAACAAGAAATCCCGCCGTATCATGTTTGAAGGTACGGCAATGGAGCTTCTGGATTATACCGGACTTGACCACCGTAAGGTATCGGAACTTTCCGTCAAGGACGGCGTTCTCCATATCGAAATCAAAGAAAAATAATTTCAGATTCCGGTTAATTATCGGATCGTTCAGCGGTTAGTTATAATAGAAACAAAACCAGAAAGGAAATCATCATGAAAAAGAAATTCTATGTTACCTATAAAATCGAAGCCAGATATGTGGCTGAGGTTGAAGCCGAAGACCTTGAAGAAGCAAAGGAAAAAGCCGAAGAAGAATGGGACAGCGCAGACTTTGGTGAAGCGGAAAACATCGAAGGCGAAATCATCATCGTCGAAGACGCAAAAGGCAATTACCTTTATGAAAAATAAGCGAGGTAAAAGATGAACCATCTTATTTGTAAGACCTGTCGCAGAATCATCAGGGACGCAAACTTTGAATGTTACTGCGAAATCAATCCCGGTATGGAAGATAAATACATACTGTGTAAGTCGTGCTGTGATGACGCCATTGAAAAAGGTAAGATTGTCCAGTGTGAAGCCTGCGGCAACTATTTCACCAATGATAAGCTCTGCAATAAGAAAGTCACAGCATATCATACCTTTTGCACTTGCCCGTATTGTAAAGGCGATATATTTTCTGGATGCTCCGAAGATGAGCTGACGGAAAAACTGGCAGAGTTAGGAGTACCCCGTCTGGAAAAATTCGCAGTAATCGCTACCCTTCAGAACGGAACCAATCGCGGTTACATGATCTCCGCTGTCGATGCCAATGACATGATGCTGAAATTCATGAAAATGGCAGACATCAAGTACATCACATCTATCAGCTACTCCATGATTCTGTGTGAGGAGGATGTGGACTTCGGATGAAACCTTTTAACTGGCAGCATATCAAATTCGCAGACGGAAGCAACCCGTACATCTGTACGACTGAAAAGAAATTCCGTCAGATGCAGAAAAAGTACAACCTTGTAAAGCTGGGTGAGAATTTCTGGCTGGCAAAATAAATTTCAAAAAATCTCAAAATCCGGTTAATTAAACCGTATGACAACAGTTAGTTGTAATAGGGGATCGAATCCCAAATCAAAAAAAGCAGAATTGAGAGGATAAAATTATGGCAGCAAATGTTGAATCTATGTTCTATGTTCGTGAGGTTCCGTGGCACGGTCTTGGCACGATGGTGCAGGAAGCTCCCACCAGCGCAGACGCTCTCCGTCTTGCCGGTCTGGACTGGGAAGTAAAGCAGCGCAGCATTCAGGTGTGCGGTGGCGCAAAGATCGAAAACTTCAAGGCAAACGTCCGCAGCACGGATGGCAAGGTGCTGGGCGTGGTCAGCGACAGATACCAGATCGTCCAGAATACCGAAGCCTTCAGCTTCACTGATGAACTTGTCGGCGGAGACGTTCGATACGAAACCGCAGGCAGCCTACAGGACGGCAGAAAAATCTGGCTCCTTGCCAAGATGCCTACCCGCAAGGTGATCGACGATGAAGTGGAACCTTACCTCTGTTTCTCCAATACGCACGACGGTTCCGGTGCGATCCGCGTCTGTATGACACCCATCAGAGTGGTATGCAATAATACCCTGAATCTTGCCTTGAATACCGCCCGTCGTCAGTGGTCTACCAAACACGTCGGCGACATCAACCAGAAGATGCAGGAAGCAAGAATCTGTCTGGAACTGGCAGATACCTATATGGATGAGCTTTCCGAATACGCAGAGAAACTCGCTAACAAGAGAGTCACCGACGATGAGCTGAACAAAATTCTGGATGAAATGTTCCCGGTTGATGAAAACGATACCGAACGCAGGAAGACTACTGCCCAGAAAGCAAAAGAAGAATTTATGGTATGCTACCTTCGTCCTGACATCGCTATGTACCTGAACACTGCATGGGGTGTTGTCAATGCCATGAGTGATATGGTAACACACTCCGAACCGCTCCGCAAGACGCAGGACTACCGCGCAAACAACTGGAACCGGATCATGGACGGTCACAAACTGCTGGATCGTACCGCTGAACTGGTCGGAGTAAAGTAAACAGAAGTAAAACAGAACGCCGCCTGTCGGAATCTACGATGGGCGGTATTCTGTTATCTGTCAATCCAAAGGAGTTATAATTATGAAATTAAGCAAGTTGATCGAAATCCTAAAAGAAACGATGTCTTATAACGGAGATATGGATGTTGTAGGCATAATTGACGGAGAGGTATTTGACGAACTTGAACTCAACTGTGCTGGTGAAGATTCGCCACTGTATATCGAATTATATAAAAAGCAAAATCAGGAGGGTGCAAAATGAAAATTATTATCAAGGTGGAAGGCGGCATGGTACAGGCTGTGTATGCCGATTGTGAAATCGAAGTAGATGTTGTCGATCTGGATGTTTCCGATTATCCGGACGATAGCGAACAGGAAGCCGCAGACAAGCGTGAAGAAGAACTGAACAAAACTGTAAAGCAGAAAGGCTGGAAGCAGGTATGGTAAGTGAAGAACAAATCAGCCAACATCCTATGGAGGACGCTTTACACCAAAGACAGACAACCTATAAACTGCACGGCGAACCTATTTCCCGTGAAAAGGCAATGATGATTCTGGGACGCAGAAAATTCATCACCGGGATCATCCGCAGCGTTTCTCATACTACCGCAAAAATGGAAGCAGACGATGGAATCATCGTCTATTTTGATTCCTCTGAACTCCATCGCGGGTAAGAAAATATTCTTCCGGACAGGTTAATTGTTCCGCAGAAATATAGTTAGTTGTAATAGAGAGGTGATATTATGTCATGTGCAAATTTCAAAAAGATGGACAATTTCAATCTGTTCATTCGTGATTACGATGAGGAAGACTATTTCCTTGTCCGCGATATAGAGGAAGCTCTGGAAGAACTGAATCACTCTTTTCTCTTTCACAAGATTTCGGTAGAGAGTGGTCATTATTATGGTATCCAGTTTTATGTAGAAGAAAACTACGATCTGGATGAACTGGATAACGATGATTGCCGGTACTACTTCGATATGTTTCGCAGCGTTGCAATCCGCCGTCATACCAGTGAGACAAACAAGATCAATCGAATTCTGAGTCGGATGGCTGACCAGTACGGTTTTGAAGAAGTATTCTGCAGTGCTGTATTCAGCAATGGCGAAGCGGTTTATACGCCAGTCAAGAATAACCCCAGAGCAAAAGTTTTGCAGGCAGTAGCTCCATACAGACTGTGAGGGAATCATGAAACTACATAAGATATATCAGATTCGGATACCGACCATGTATAATACACCGTGTCAGGTCGCTGTCTTTACGGATGGAAAAACGTGTAAAGTATTCCAGAAGGATTTTCAGAATTGGTGGAGAAATAACAGTCTGGAGCGATATGGCTCCGTTGCTGTTATCGAAAGAAAACTGTACGAAATCGAAGCGGAAGCCAACCGCAGAGAAGCATTCCGGAAACAGAGAATGCAGACAAAACATTGAAATCAAATTAAATTTATGATATAATGGAGTTGCGAATGAATATGAACAGAGGCAAGGTGCTTGCAGTGGATTTTTCTAAGAACAACATGAACATGGGTCAGCGGATCGAAGCCGCCAAACAGAAAGCAGAAGCAGACTACAACGACAAAATCAATAAATCCCGCGAAGCGGACGTAGACGTTCGTGACTTCTTCACCCCGGAAGAACTGGATCGGATTCTCTCCGACGATTATTTCAGCGGCAAGGTAGCCAACCTCTCCGTTATGCAGAGATATAACAAGGTCAAGCAGGCAGCACAGTGGTTGGAAGCAAACAGCATGGAAGTCACCGGTATCGAAATCGAACCGCTGTCAAAGAACCGTCCCAATGCCGTTATCACCATCGAAATCCGCCGTCTGGCTTCCCTTCGTGGTAAGGAACTGCGGGTATTTTCTGCCATGAACATTCTTGCAGATTCCGTCTTCATGTCCGGTATCAAGGATTCCGCAATCCGTTTTACCTTCGGTCTGGAGGGCGTATGGGAAAAGTAAAATTATGCTTCCCGTGGATGATGGTCGGAAGATATGCAGACGATGAAGAAATCACAGTAGGCGGCTTCGATGAAGAAGACTGCATGATGAAGCTGATTGCCAAGCAGGAAAAGCATGGAGAACTGACATGGTATTCCGGAGTAAACGATGAAGATTATGTCGATGGCGAATATGTCGGCAGAGAAAATTTTATATACGAATGAGTAAAGACGCTGGATGAACCCGGCGTTCTTTTTTTTTGCAGAAATTTCAGAAATTCGGTTAATTTCCCTTCCGCAAAATAGTTAGTTGTAATAAGAGAAAAACACGGAGGTCATTTATGACAATCAACCATGATAAAACATATATCACAGATTCCGAAATGCTCCTTCTGGAACGTGGATACGCAGTAGAAGACCTGCATTCCTTTCGGATCGAGTTCCGCTACACAGAAGACGAAATGAAAGCCAACAAAGAGTACGCAGATCAACATTCACAGGATGAATGGACAACTGAATGTATCAAGTGGGGTATCGAGAGAAGTAATGAAATCCAGCCCGTTATGGAAGCGATTGCGGAAAAGTTTGTCTGTTATCAGTACGAACCGGATTGTCCCATCCCATACCGCAGTACCGACTGGGAGCTGTATTTCTGGTGCGGTGATCTCTACAATAAGACGGACGGTAAAGAATCCGGCAGAGACTTTTCCTACTTCACCCTCTCTTTCAATGAGCGTATGACCACCCAGCAAAGGATGGAAATCCGGGATCGCGTCCTTGCGTTCCTGACAGAAAACTTCTCCGATATGATTCACCTGTGCGTCACTGTCCAGTACACAACGACAACGGATGAACAAAAGCTCACAGAAGATGCAAAAGCCGTCCTTCCCGGTCTTCTTGGCAAAAGGTGTACTTATGGCAGAATGGAAGGTAAGATCGTCCAGACCGCAAATGGTGTATTCTTCATGAAAAAATACGCCAGAACCAAAGGGTATCGCCTGACTGATACGGACATCCTTCGGATCAGTTGGAAGATGGAAGCCTGAATAAAAACAGGAGGACGAATCTGCATGACCATGATCCTTGCCGCCATTTTGATTGGCAAGCTCATTTATGATGGGGTAACATCATTTTTCGCACAGGTAGCCGCCGCATCCTACAATCCCTATATCGAATACAGAAAACACATGAATAATCACAAGGAGAACAGAAAATGAATCTTCTCAATAAATTCAACGCAGTCGAAATTGCAGCCGACACCAGAATTTCCGAAGAGGATCGTGTGTACTGCCAGACACAGCAGGAAGCATACGACCATGCAAGAGGTGTTTTGAAAGTGATGGCTGAACGTAGTAAGGCAGATTTGGATGAACAGACTCGCTTGCTTAATCAAAGCGAACAGGAAGTTTACTCTACCTATCTCGGCGATTTCAAGCCGAACAGATTTGTCGATGACCTGCAAAACTCCCACAGCCTGTTCATCGGCAGAATTTTCTCTTACTTCCGCCAGACCTACAAGGTTACAATTTCGGAAAGTGATGCTAAGGAAGTGCTGCTTCCGAAAAAACCTGATGGCTCCAGAGCTTACACAAAGGAAGAAATTCAGGCTCTTACCGAAGCTACAAAAGCCTACAATGAATCCCTGAACAATCTGGCATTGAAGTACAGCGACATTCTGGATCAGGTGTTCATTCAGCTTGGCGGATTCACCTTCAAGGATAAGGCAGTTCAGGAACTCAAAGACGCAGCACACAAAGCTGGATGGAACAGCTACAATGGCAAGAAAGCATACGAACAAAAGAAAGCAGTTCTCTCCTTCCCCGGTTACGCCTGCCATTTCGATGGATGGTATGAGGAATACCATAAGGGTGAACATCAGATCGAACTGACCGACAGTATGAAAGCGGTCATCCGTGCGCTTGCTCATTTCGATCTCGGTATCATGAGCGATTTCCCGTACAAATTTTCCGTACTGCTTAGTTATCGTTGGATAACGGAAGAAACCGAAATACCCTTCCATCTGGATAAGCTCAAGAGTATCAAGTGTTTCAAGAACGGACGTGTGGATGTCCGTTTTACCAGTGAAGCCTACGCCCGTCAGTTTGCCGAAGAATATCTGGGAGATGCAGTATAAATAAAATCTATATAACAATGGAGGATAAAAAAATGGAATATCTTTATAAGAGTGATGAATACTATCTCCAGTATGTTGGAAAGTATTTCAAAAGAATTACAAAAACTGAGTGCGATCATGTTGCTATAAAGATCCTTGACTTTAAGGATAAGGAATTTTTAGTTGAATATTGTTATCTTACACTGGGTAACGCCATTGTAGAAATCACAAGGATGACTTGCTCAATGGTTGATGAAAACAATTTCACAGAAATTTCAAAAGAAGAATATGAGGCTGTCTATTATCTCTCGGTATACAAAAAACCGGATGTTATTAAAGCAAATCCGGAAGGTAAGGCAGATAAGGCATCCGTCGAATACATGAAGAAACAGATCGAAAAACACACCAGAAGCCTTGAAAAGACAGCTTCCCGCTCCGGTGTCACGGAAGAAGAACTGAACAACATCCGTGCTAAGATCGGATACTACAAAGAAGCTGTGGAAGCTCTGGAAGCAAAAGCCGTATGAAAGTTCTGACCGATATACTGAAAGTAGACGGCTTCCCCATCATGGAGTTATACCAGATGGGGAACGTCGTTCATATATGCAGCAGTCGGATCGCCGATTATCCGATTGAATTCAAAACGCAAGACGAAGCCAAAGCCTTTATAACCGGAGTGAAATGGGCAGTTCAGCATTACGGCGGTGAGCTGTTCCATTTCATGAAGCATATACCGGATACTAATGAGATCATAAAGCAGGATGGATGAAACATGAAATACAAAAACTTACAGCAAACGATACCGCAGGAAAGCCGTCAGGGATTGAACGATAAAATACTGTACCTGATTGACAACGATTTGGCGGAATCTTCCGGGATCACCTGTGAAGATATTTACAATGCGTACACCGGTGACGGCGGATTACACGGTCTGAAGTTCAGTGACTTCGACAGCTACCACGCATATTCGGAAGCCAAGAAGGAGATCGAAAACGGACAGTTTTTCACCCCTCATAAAGTCTGCGAATTTATCATGGATTGCCTTGCCCTGAACAACACGGAAATCGTGGCTGACCTGACCTGCGGAATGGGTACATTCTTTAACTTTGCTCCTTTGGAAAGCAATGTGTACGGCTGTGAGTTGGATGTAAAAGCCTATAAAGTTGCGAAGTATCTGTATCCGAAAGCAAACCTTACCTGTGGAGACATCCGTACATACACTCCGGGTATTAAGCTGGATTACGTTGTTGGCAATCCTCCGTTCAATCTGTATTGGTGGGTGGATGGCGCACAGATTCTGTCCCAGCTTTACTACTGCCAGAAAGCGGCAGAGCTTTTGAAACCTATGGGAATTATGGCTCTTGTTGTTCCCCAGTCGTTCCTTGCGGATGACTTCTCTGACGGCGGACTGATTAAGGAAATGGAAAAGCACTTCAGTTTCCTCGGTCAGTTCTCACTGGACAAAAATACGTTCGCCTCTCTCGGCGTGACAGGTTATACTACCAAGGTTCAGTTCTGGCAGAAAAACAGCGAAATGGACGGATGGAATGCAAACCACTATTCCGTTCAGACCTACGATACTGTTAGTTTGGATGAATCCGGCAGACAGTTTGTTCGTTCTAACTTTCTGGATACCGCACAGGAACAGTTCCGCAAAAATCATTCGCACATCCTGTTGGAAATAGCAAGAAGCGAGAACGCAGCCGATGACTTTACATATAAAGTAAAGAAATATCTGTACCACATCCAGTCCCACCCTCTCCTGCGTGAAAAGTATGTCAAATGCTGTGAATATCTAAATCGTTTCTATACCCAGAAACAGCCGGATGATATGTCCGATGAGGAATGGTGCAGAGTCCGCATTACTGAAGCCAAGGTGCTTGCATATCTCCGCAATACAATCCGCAAACAGCATCCGCAGAAGTACGAAGATATAATTCGGATGGTAAAGCACGACGATTCCATCGGATATAAGGCATACAGCCCCAAGGCAGCCCGTCAGCTCACAGATGAAATGAAAGAAATCAAACCTTTCTATCAGATCGTTTCCGAAGAAATGGATTCCTCTGCGTTCGGGAATTATGCCAGAATGATCCGTCGCCGTCAAAGAGAATACCAGATTGAACAGATGCAGCTTCTTGATATGGAACAGGATCCCAAGCTCTCTGCATGGCTGGATAAATTCACCCTTTACGATAAGGAAAATGAAGAAGAAATTCGTTTGAATGACATCCAGAAACACGACCTGAATCTTGTACTGCAGAAACGCTATATGCTTTTGCAGTGGGAACAGGGTTCCGGTAAAACACTTGCCGGGATTGCCGCCGGTCTGTATCGGATGGAGAAGCAGAACGCTTTTTGTACATGGGTTGTCTCCCCTGCTATTTCCATCAAGAACAACTGGGATGTGGTACTGCCTAACTACGATCTTTCTTATGTTGTCATTGATAAAGTGGATGACCTGAACAGAATCAAACAGGGCGACTTCGTTCTTATTACCCTGAATAAACTGTCCGCATACCACAAACAGATCAAGAACTGGGTCAGACAGCATGGACAGAAAATCGCTCTGTGCTTCGATGAAAGTGATGAAATGTCCAACCCTTCCAGTGTTCGTGCTAAGGCAGTTTTGAACGCTTTCAGAAGATGTAAGTATAAACTGCTTATGACTGGAACCAGCACAAGAAACAACATCGGAGAATTTGCGCCGCAGTTGGAGCTTGCATATAACAACTCTGCGAATATGATTTCATGGTGCGATACCATTTACCATTATGAACGCGCCACCAAGGATAATCCGGAAGCCGGACTGTCCTGTAAAGGCAATCCCCATTACGGCAGACCGATCCCCGCATACAAGGCAGGATATGCCCTGTTCTCAGCAAGTCATTTGCCGGAACGGATCACTGTATTCGGCGTAGGTCAGAAAACACAGGATATCTATAACGCTGAAGAACTTCAGCAGATTCTCGGACGTTTCGTAATCACTCGAACTTTTGAAGAAGTATCCGGCAAGAATATCAAGCAGATTCATCAGATTCCCGTTCGATTTGCGGATGCGGAACGCGCTGTATATCAGAAAGCGATCAACGAATTCCATGCGATGCGTAGTCATTACTTCGCTTCCACCGGAAACTCCCGTAAGGATTCCATGATGCGTTTGATTCAGCAGATTACATTGCTTCTCAGAATCAGTGCAGCTCCTAATACCGTTATGGAATACCAAGGAGGAACACCAGAGAAAATAAAAACCGTACTGGAACTTTGTCAGTCTATGGACACTCAGATCGTAGCAATCGGTGTGCGTCATAAAAATGTGGTGGATGCCTATGCACAGGCAATCAAGGAAACTATGCCGGATCGCCCTCTGTTTATCGTCACTGGTTCTACCACCACACTTGCAAAGAGACGTGCGCTCCGTAAAACCCTGAAAGAAAGCAAGAACGGAATTCTTCTCTGTACGCAGCAAAGCCTTCCGTCCAGTGTAAACTTTGAATTTGTGGATAACGTAATCATCCCCGAACTGCACTACAACAATTCCCGGATGAGCCAGTTTTATCACCGTTTTATCCGATACAATTCCACAAACGAGAAGCATATCTACTTTGTTACCTATCTTGGAAGTATCGAGTCCAACCAGATGCAAATGGTTCTCGCAAAGGAAAAACTGAATCTGTTCATGCGTGGTCAGGACGCAGATTTGGATGAAATCTACGACAAGTTTGGTGTTGACTACGATCTTCTTTCCGTACTCATGTCCCGTGAAGCGGATGAAAACGGCAACTTCCACATCCGCTGGGGCAATCAGGATATTTCATAAGGAGACACAACATGAAAAGAATACTTATCTGCCTGCTGATTGCACTGTTTGCTTTCAGCAGTTGCGGATCACAGAATAATGTTTCTGTCAATAACTATACATCAGAAAACGCAGTGGATAGTAATACCGCCTCGTCTCTCTCAACAACCAATGGATATGTTACAGAAATATATGATGGAGATCGTCTGATCCAACGCTCCGAATATAATAAAGCCTACGGCACAACTATCGTCTATATTTATAAATGGACAAATAATGGATGGGGTATGTTCTGTAAAGGGGTTGACGTTGTGACTATCGACAAATACGGTAATATCATTTCTCAGAGTGGTAATACAGATGGAGAATGAAATTTTACTTATCTACGACGAACTGTGTCTTGATGGATGCGGTATCATCGGAAAACGCCGGAAAGATGGTCGGTGGGATTCTAAAACATACAGAATCTTAAAAAAGCTGCGCGAACTTGCCAGCCGTGACCATATCATCGTAGAATTCAATACCAAGGACGGATCCGTAACGCTTAAACCCATTCCCGCAAACAAAGAAAGCTCCCCTTAAATGGGGAGCAGATTTGTAGGCTCACGATTTGTACATATGGAACAGCGGATCCTTTTGTGTGAGAATTTTACGCATATTACTTTCCCATGCAGTTTTTACATGAGAGCGTTTCCATTTCTGATATTCGTTCCACCGGTTTTCTGACGCAGATACGGACAAACCGAACACACTGCGAATATCATCCGGCGATTCAATTTCCATCATTTCAAAAAATGGCATCGGACACAGGAGCGTTGCTGCAAATACATTTGCCTCCTGCTCAAAAGCAGCGGTAGAAATATGATTTAAGTTTTCTGTTGGACGTTCATCCCAAAAGAAATCTTCATCTTCTTCTGCGATCTTAGGTTCTGTCATAAGAGGAAGATGTCGGAGGACTACATGACCAAGTTCATGTGCCTTTGTCCAGCGTCGTCTTCCAGAGACATTGTTATCAGATCGATCATTATTCCACAGAATCAAATATCTGTCGTTGGCAATATCGTAATGTGTACATCCAGAACTGCTTTCGCATAACGCCGCAACATCTTCAACGGAACAATTATTCAGTTTTGCAAATTTCGCATATGTCATTAACTTGCAGTTCGGAAGTCGTGCAATAATGTCGGATGGTTCAATCGGAAACTCAATGTTTTCCATTTGCTTATAAATCTGTAGCACCTGATTATAAATATACTGATATCTAATCATTATTCGCACCTTAAATATCTCTTGGATAAATACAATATACTATTCTTCTTCGTCGTCTCCGCTTGATTCTTCACTTTCTTCACTGAACGCTTTATCAAATGTAGCACGTAAACTATTCATCATACGGCTACGATCTTCATCAGACATTCTGTTCCTTGCTCTTTGGATAGATATGATATCTTTATCGCCAATGAATTTTTCAAGCGGCTGTTCGATATCGGTACGTCCAATCAAATAGTCAATCGAAACATCAAAGTATTCAGCAATAGTTTTTATTTTATCAATGGATGGAGATGTTGTAGTCTTCCATTTTCGGATCAGAGACGTGCCAATATCAAGATCTTCTGACATTTTCTTGATTGTGATATTTCTATCCTTACATAATTTTCGTATTCTCTGAAATAAAATTGAATCCATAAAAACCTCCGCAATTTGCGATAATATTTTATCGTTTTCCTATTGACAGCAACACTTTTGTGTGCTATAATAAGAGCAACCGAGAATATATTATCTTTTTCGGATATATTATAACTCATATTTTCTCTTTTGTCAAGACATAATAATGAAATTGGAGGCAGAACCATGATAATCAATAATGGTATGAGGGACGAACCGATCTCAGCGGTTGACTTGGATACGATCAGCGTTAATCCCAAGCGATTCGTATTCAAATGTCATAAAAAACTCTGGGATGATGTACTGTATGAAGCAGTACAGTTGGCTCTTGCCAGCGGAACCGTACCGAACATCTATACCGACGTGTACGAAGAAATAGTCTCTGATGCCGAATTACATATTGGATTTCATATCCAAAAAAAGTATGTCCGCCCCTATGCAGATTTATTTGTTACAACAGTATCCGGTGAATCTGTAAGCAAGCGTTTCCCTGTAAGTGCAAAGAATGAAGAAATAGCTAACATTCTCGATCATGTTATTGCCAACAATTGTCATGGTGTATCTCCGGAGTTTGCAGAGTATTTCATCTCCATGTATCTTACTTGGAAAAAATACGAAAAAAATTAAAATTATTTTGCTAACTCCTATTGACAAATCGTTTTCTGTGTGGTATAATAACATCATCCGAGGAGCAAACTAAACAACTTCATAGGCATGGAGGGGTGAACGTGGATAACAGTAGTTACCGTGACCTTTATATCGAAAAGCTTCTGAACGGAAATGCACATTCCGAAGCATCTGCACGAACGGTTCAAAATTTCTGGATGCGCCTGCATCGCTTTGAACAAAAATACCAAAAAACCTTGGAACAAGGCTATACCAAAGATGAGTTCATTCGTCTGATCTCCGATCTGAACACAAGCAATATTCAAGGTTTCCTTGCAGACAAAAGCCGTATCAAAAAATACCTTGAGTTCCTTTTGAAATACGGTATCGTAAACGAAGACAACATTGAACTGCTCGTATCTATAAAATATGACGATATTGATACAAGTCAGGTCTACGAAGCAAACTTTTTCAAGAACTTTCAGGAATTGCAGAATGCCATTGATGCAACTTTGGACGCAGCAGATAGAATAGATGATGCTATTTTTGCTACACAAATTGCCGCTATCTATATGGCATGGTGTGGAGTTCAATTAGAAGATGCTATCGCCATGTTGAAATCGGATGTCAAGGACGATCATATTGTTGTTGGAAACAAAAACATATACCCAAACCAGAAAATCATGAGTTTTTTGACTGAGTATAAGGATGCCACCGAATATAGATCTTCTGCCAGAGGAATAATCACTCTGAAATATGTCGAATCCAGTTATCTTTTACGAACCGTAAGATCCGCAAGAATAGAAGAACCTAAGGTCATGCGAATCTTTATAAGGAATTTCGGTAAAAGCGACCCGGATCAGGACGCTAACCTATTCCATTATGATAAGGTATATTGGTCTGGGATATATCACAGAGCGTATCTGTATGAATGTGCAAACGGAACAATCCGTCAAGGTGATATGGAAACTATCAGCAAGGTTTTTAACGAAAAATACATCAATGTTTCTGTGGCAAATAAACGCTTACAGTCTTATCGAAAGTTTGTGGATTACTTCTTCCCGACAAGATAACATACTTACAAAGGCGCAAGCCTTTTAAGTACACCTATGGAATTAACTAATCAACCCTATTTGTCCGCACAGTTCCCGGTGGAACGCCTTAACGGAGAGCGGGTTTAACTCCCGAACGGATAACAAATGCAGAAAACTTGCTATGTTAATTCTATGAATGGGAGGTGATGCGATTTGATTGGATGCGGATATTGCCAATGGCAGAGAGGCTTTTGGGTAGAATCGTCTGTGTCAGTAAATGCTCCTAAAAAAGCGTTTATTCGCCTTGGAACCAATGTTTTCTCTGATACTGCTGGTAATCATATTCAGTTCAAATACTGCCCAATGTGCGGAAAGCCGCTACCGAGTCCGCCTGATAATGGGGGGGGGTAGGGTCAACATCCTTGCCGTACTTTTTCCGAATAGGAAAACTCAAAGAAGTAACATCATAATCTCTGAACAAGGAGTAAACAATCATGGAAAAGACTGAAAAGATCAAGAATGAACCCAAAATCGAGGCAAAAACAGAAACGGGTAGTTACTGGGTGGACAAGTCCATTACCTGTAACGGCTGTAAGTTTCTGAATTTCCACAAACGCGGCTGCCGCAGAAATCAGCCTCAGGGCAAAGTTAAGCCATTGTCCACCTATGTAAACGCAGACAACTATGTAGCTGTCCTGAAACCTGCCGACTGTACATACAAGAAAGAACAGGCGGAGCAGAAGGAACAGAAAAAGGAGTCCTAATGCTCGGCGGTAAAAGCGGCTGCAATATCTTGAAGAAAACAATGGGAGTTATTATTCTTCTGATAATATGGCAGATTGGATCCGCCATGACAACGCCGCTCTTTATCCCCTCCCCGTTATCCGTTGTATCTGCATTGGTTGGACTTATTAAAACCAATCAACTACTTCCCGGTTTGCTTTACTCTTTCGCTCGTATATCTGTGTCCGCCATTCTGTCGATGGCAGTAGCAATTCCCCTTGCATTACTGATTTGTGCAGTAAAACCTGTTAAAGATGCGATCACACCAATCGTATCTGCAATGAGGTACATTCCAGTTACAGCATTTTCGCCCCTTCTGATCCTGTGGTTTGGAATAGATGAGACTATGAAAATTTCGTTTCTGTTCCTTGCAACCTTTGTGTATCTTCTCCCATCAACCATACTGTGCATGGAAGATGTGCCGCAGGATCTGATTGATACCGGGAAGTCAATCGGAATGCGACCACATGAAATTATTGCAGAAATTCTTTTGCCAGCCGCACTGCCCTCTATTATGAATTCGTTCCTGATGATGTATGGAATCGGATGGACGTATGTTGCTGTTGTGGAAGAAGTGAACGCCATAAAAGGTCTTGGCTTCATCATCAATGTAGGAGCCGCCAGAGGTAAAACCGCCATTGTGTTTGCAGCAATCCTCACGATTGTGGTGTTCAGTTATCTGTTTGATCGTATCGGAAAGATGCTGATCCGGAAAACATTTCAGTGGAGATACAAAGATGATAACATTGAATAATCTATCGGTTGGGTACGATCACCCTCTCACCGATCCGTTGAATTTCACATTTGAGAATGGGAAGATTTACGGAATACTCGGAAAATCTGGCTGTGGAAAAAGCACATTGCTGAAAACCATTGCTGGACTGCATAAACCACTCTCAGGCGAAATCATCAGAAAAGACAGACAGCTTATCTATATGATGCACCAGAGATACACCAATTTCGATTGGCTTTCCTGCAGAGACAACATCCTGATTGCTGAAAGAACTCGCAGCAAACGCAAGTCACTTGTTCCAACAGCAGAGCGAATCCTGCAAGAAGTTGGTCTTGGTGATTATCTTGATCGATATCCAACGGAACTCTCCGGCGGTATGCAGCAAAGATTGGCTCTTGCCAGAGTCCTGTTTGTCAAGCCTACATACCTGCTGATGGACGAACCGCTTTCCGCACTGGATGATGTAACCAGAACAAAGATGCAGAACCTTATCATGGAAGTCCATCATGAAACCGCAAACACAATCCTCATGGTAACACACAGCGAAGAGGAAGCTGTGAGGATGTGCGAACATATAATCAAGCTCTCATAAAGGAAAGGAAAGGAAAGAAAATGGGATTATTAAAGAAGCTTATCGTATTTGAAGACGATAAAGCGGAGACTACCGTACCTGTTCCCGTACAGGAAGAACCGACAGAAGAAGTCCCGATTGCAGTTGATGCGGATATCGAGTCTCCTGCAAATATTATCGACGAAATCTACGATCAAAATGACCTGTCAGATAAGACAAATTCTATCTTTACCGTACAGGCTCTTATCGCAACGCTCCCGCCGGAAATGCCTACGGCAACAAAACAGGCTACTATCGCCGGAATTCTGGCGGTGTCTGGTATCAAGGTAGAAACACTGCTTTCTGATGGTGATACCAGAATGTCGATGCTGAAAGCTGCAGAATCTAAGATTACCAGAGAACGTACAGCAGAAATCGAAATCGCCAAGATGGATATTGAAGCACTGAAACAGGCAATCGAATCTGCCAACATCAAGATCAAGGAAGCAGAAGATATCATTTCTGCCGCTCAGTCCTCTATTACAGATGAGGTAAAGTCCATCACAAATCTCATAGAATTCTGTAAAGGAATGGAGGAATCCAAGTGAAAATCATTCTCGGAATTATCCTTGCTATTATCCTTCTCGCTCTTATTCTCTTCCCGGAAGTCCGCAAGAAGTTAAAGGTACTTGTCAGCGGATTTCTGAATGTTTTCGTTGAAGATGCCGCCAAAACTCCTGAAGGCGCGGCGGCAATCTTTAGTGAAGCAATCGAAGAAATTCGCGCAAAATACAACCGCGCTTCCGATACATTAAACAAACTTTCAGGAGAATTGAAACACGCGGAAGATGCCGCCAAAATTCTTGAAAACAAAATCAAGGAAGCGGAAGCCGCTTGTGAAAACCTTGTAAGGAACGGCAAGATGAAGGAAGCTGAAATCTATGCTGAAAGCCGTTCAGAACTCATGACGGAACTCGCACAAAAGAGGGAGTGTATCGCTCGTCTGAAGCCGATGGTAGCTGATGCTACGCAGATATACGACACACTCGGCAAGAAACTTCGTGAAACTCAGCGTCTCAAGAAAGAAACCGTCAACGGAATGCGTATGAACGACCAGCTCAAAGACATCCTCGGAGATCTGGATGAACTCAAAAAGGATACAGCCACCAAGAAACTTCTGGATTCCGTCATGGAAGGTTCCAGTGACTTGAAGAAGGAAGTGGACGGCGCACGGATTGTTCATGAAAACCGTACCTCCACCAAGGTGGAACGCGCCGAACAGCAAGCAGCCAAACTCGCCAATGACGAATATCTTGAAAATCTCAAAAAGAAATATGGAGGATCTAAGTAATGAAACTCAAGTTGACCACCGCTGGTCGCGTCGTCCTGTTCGTAATCATCATCGCTATTCTCTGTGTCGCCGGATTCTTCGGCTATCGCTACATTGAAGAACATAAGCCCGATCTTATCCCCAGTTTCGGAAGCGATACATTGGACTCCATTATCGGCACATCCGATACTGACAATAAGACTTCAAACACTCCCGCAGTAAACAAGACGGATACCGCAGATCCGACTATCAATCTTTCACTGGATGAATGGATTGGTTGGAAGCCGATCATCGACGCAAATGGTGGTTTGACCACTCAGCCCGGTTCCATTTTTGATAAACTTGGAATCACCGTCAATATCAATATTATCAACGATGCAGAAGCATCCAGTAATGCGCTGATTAAGGGTGATCTTAACGCAGCCGGATATACTCTCAACCGTACAGCATTCCTTTCCGGAAAGTTCACCGATGCCGGTTTGGATGTAGTAATTCCTGTGTACACTAACTTCTCTGACGGTGGTGATGGCATCATCGCACTCAGCAAGTTCAAATCCATCGAAAGTCTCGTAGATGCCAAGATTGGTGTTCCCAAATTCAGTGAAGCCCAGTCTCTTGTTATCTGGTTTGTCAATAAATCAGACCTCCCCGACGCAGATAAGCAGAAGATCATCGACAACCTTATTCTGCTGGAAGACGCAGAACAAACTGGTCAGGCGTTCTTTGCCGGAAGCCTTGATGTTGCAGCAACATGGCAGCCGTATCTTTCCAACGCCGAAAACAGTACCAATTCTCACATTTTGTTTGACACTACCGCTTCCAACAAACTCATCATGGACGGTATCCTCTTCCGTTCCGATTTCGCATCGGCACATCCGGATGTAGTGTCCAAGTTTATTGATGGTATCTTCCAAGCCGAAGATATGTACACCACTGAGTTTGAATACATCCGTAAGGTTATGCCCATGTTCGCTGACTCTTCTGATGAAGAAATCCTCTCCATGTGCGGCGATGCCGGTCTGATGGGATATTCAGAAAATCTCTCCGCTCTGGAAAATGACTGCCCCACTGTTTATGCTGATATGTGTACCATCTGGGAAAGCATCGGTGAAACTGTAGACAGAACCCTTGGAGCAACCCTGTTCGATACTTCCTATATCAAGACGCTTTCCGATAATTATTCTTCTATCACAGAGAAGGAAGCCTTTGAGATCACAGAAGAACAGAAGGAATCCATTAAGAATGCACAGGCACTGCTTTCCAAGTCTGCAACCGTAAACTTTGTCATCAATACCGCAAAGTTCCTTGACAATGCAGAAGCAAATGCAACTCTCAGTGAATTCGTGGAAATCGCAAAAACTCTGGACGGCACTGTAATTCAGATCGAAGGTAACATCAATTCTTATGATGATACTGATGCCGGACGTAAGCTCTCCGAAGAACGTGCCAAGACCGTAAAGAATTTCTTCGTGGCGAATGGCATTGATGTAAATCGTATTATCGTTGTTGGTAACGGCAATACAAAAATGATCGTAGACCCTTCCGCACAAGACAGTGAAAAGAACCGCCGTACAGATGTGTTCTTTAAGACTGTGGAAGGTTAAAGCTTAAAACTCTGAACAACACAACGGCACTTACAGCAATTTGATACGCATAATTTGGGGTTATGAATGTATATGTGCCGTGACAAAAAATAAAGACGCTTACAGCAATATCACTAATCGCCATTCATCGACTGATTATCGAAAGCGTTTTACAGAGAAGCTTTGCTTCTCATGTGGAGCAGTAAGCCTAATTGGTAAGGCAGCGGTTTGCTAAACCGTCAGTAATTCGTAAGGATGTGCAGGTTCGAGTCCTGTCTGCTCCGTCAAGTATTCCTTTGGAAACTTAAAAGCAAGTAGGCAAAGAGAAAGCCTATCAAACGACAAACAATAACTGAACCTCCCTTCTCTTTTCAACCTCCCTCCTGCCTGTTTGTCGTAAGATACAAAATAGACCATCTATTGTATGGGAGAATAGCCCATACCTTGCTTGATATGCCGGTGTGGTGTAATTGGCAGACACATCAGGTTTAAGCCCTGATGCGCGTAGCGCGTATGGGTTCAAGTCCCTTCTCCGGCATTTATTCTGGGAACGTCTGGGAGGCAGCGTTATAAAGTGTAACGGACGGCGTACACTAACAGCAAATTTACCTTTGAGATCTGGTACATCTTATGCTTGTGGTTCGATTCCACAGTTCCCACAATCAGCCGTCATTATGCGGAAGTAGCTCAGTCGGCAGAGCAATGAAAAAGATATGGTGTCGCGTATGCTGACATTAACAGCAATGTTCTTTGAAATGGGTTCACGTGTCGAAGGTTCGATTCCTTCCTTCCGCTTCAGCGTACATAATACGCTTCATATAACTCCTTTCTGCTGACCCATATCGGATAAGGGTCGTGCTTGAAATTCACTTGCCAGATTTCAGCATTTCGGAAAAACCGATGAATCCGATTCAATATTCGTGCGTAACACCTGCAAAAGTACACTGTGGATGCGATTGGTAAATATCGGTTCGATTCCGGTTGCACGAGTCAAATGTCAGGGTAGCTCAGTTGGATAGAGCGCGTATAATATGTCTTGTGTGAGACATTTACAGCAAATTTATTCAAGGTCTGTTAAACCCGAGGTCGTGGGTTCGAGTCCCACCCCTGACGCACATACGGTGGTAGTCAAGCGGGAAGACGGCGGCTCCCCTTCGTGTGATCCGTAAGGTTCACTGACAGCAATGTAAAAATCCAAGCTGCAAGCGCAGGTTCGATTCCTGCCCACCGTTTCCCTCCTTAAAGACACGATCAGCAATGTTACATAGTAGCAGAGGTTCGTCTAATTGGTTTAGGACAACTGAAAACAGTGATGATGGTTCGACTCCACACTTCTGCGCGTTCTTTGTGTGTCTTGAGGATAAACAAACACTTTAGAAATTAACTAAACAAACCAAGGAGGAATTAAACAATGAGTAACTTTGTTTCAAACATGAAGAAAACCATGCTCGCAGATAACAATTACTCTATGACCGAAAATGGTGCTATGGGATATCGTACCACTGGTAAAGAACTGTTGGATCTGAACTTCGCCGTTGCATCTCTTCGTTCCGCATCCCCGGACGATATTGCCAAACGATTCACTAAGGCTTTCTTTGAAGACAAGGTGACAGCAATGAAGTGGCTGTTTTTCGCAAGAGATATCCGTGGTGGTCTTGGTGAACGTCGTTTGTTCAGAATCATCCTTTCCAATATGGCTGAACACAATCCGGAATACATCATCCCCCTTCTGAACCTGATTCCTGAATATGGACGTTATGATGATCTGTGGTGTCTGCTGGATACCAACCTTCAGATAAACGTACTTGACCTTGTTTCCGTTCAGCTTACACAGGATATTCAGAATCTTAAAAAGAATGGCAGCATTTCCCTTCTGGCAAAGTGGCTTCCTTCTGTAAACGCCTCTTCTAAGGAAACCAAGCGTTATGCAAAGCTTATTTATAAGCATATGGGGGTTACAGAACGCGACTATCGCAAAGCTCTTTCCAGACTGCGTACCAAGCTGAATGTGGTGGAAAAGAAGATGTCCGCAAAGCATTGGAACGAAATCATTTATGAAACTGTTCCTTCCCGTGCAAACTTGATCTACAATTCAGCCTTCCTTCGCAACGATGAAGAACGTCGCCGCAATTACCTTTCCAGACTGGAAAAGGGTGAAACAAAAATCAACGCCGGAACACTGTATCCGCACGATATTGTACATAAGTATATGTCGAACAGCTACAATGTGAAGGGTATCGTTGATTCTGCACTGGAAGCAATGTGGGATTCCCTTCCCGATACTGTAGCAGGCTGCGGAAATACTATCGTTGTCGCTGATGGAAGTGGAAGTATGACAAGTACCGTTGGCGGATCCAGCGTTAGCGCATTGAGTGTAGCCAACGCACTTGCAATCTATTTCGCCGAAAGATCTTCTGGTCAGTTCAAAAACAACTACATTACCTTCTCGGAATCTCCGAAATTGGTAGATCTGAGCAGAGGCAAGAACCTTCGTGACAAACTTCAGATTGCTCTCGCACACAATGAAGTTGCAAACACCAATATCGAAGCGGTATTCGATCTGATTTTGGATACAGCCGTCCATAACAACATGGCACAGGAAGATATTCCTCAGAATATCCTTATCATCTCCGACATGGAATTTGATAGCTGTGCTACTTGCGGCAGATCCTCTGACAGATGGAATCGTAATCGTCCCAACGCTCGTCTGTTCGAGATTATTTCTCAGCGTTATGAAAATGCCGGTTACAAGCTCCCCCGCCTTGTATTCTGGAATGTAAATAGTCGTACAGCAACAATCCCTGTTATTGAAAATGATATGGGCGTTGCTCTTGTCAGCGGATTCAGCACAAACATCGTAAAACTTGTTATGAGTGGAAAAACTGATCCTTATGAATGTCTGCTGGAAACTCTGAACACTGATCGTTATGCTCCCATTGGTGAGGTTCTGAAGAATATCTAAACATTTTGTGCGGCGGGATTTCGGTTCCGCCGCTATATTTTTGCACATGGAAGGTGCTTATGGATCCCATTACAAAGTATATCATGACTCATTCTGACGGCAGACATAATCCAATCTGCGGCTCTGCTATCGCAGCGGGACTTGGTGTCTCAGGGGTAGAAGTCAGAAAACTCATCAATCATGCCAGAAACAATGGCGATCCCATTTGCTCCAATGCAAAGGGATACTATATCGCTCAGGATGTAACAGAAATCCAAGAAACAATCGATTCGCTTCGGGGGCGCATTCGTTCAATGGAAGAAGCAATTTCCGGATTACAGATGTGTTTGCGAGGAAGATAATGATGGATACGATGAGTGATGTAATTATGACAAACCATAGTATCAAACGTACCAAAGACCGTGTTGGGCTAAGTAAAAAGATTGCAGACAAAAATGCTCAAAAAGCATTGGAATTCGGTATTACTCATGCAGAATGCAAAGCGGGTCTTAAACGGTATCTGGATGGACTGTATCTTTCAAACGGTAACGCAAACAATATGCGGATATATCACCGCTATGTCTATTTGTTTCGTGATAACCGTCTGATAACAATTCTCCCTCTCCCACACAAATTCTATGACTTAGCGGATAAGCTGCAAGTACAAAAAGCAAAAGACAGGCAGTCCAACATAAATAATTCACTGGAATACACTGAAAATTCGGCTGAATAACAGCCTTAAAGTAAAAAGGAGTATATCTGAATGATTACAAAAATTGACCGCAGAAATCACTTCGTATCCATGTTTAATCCGAAGACTGGTTTCTATGCAAGAAGCGGCATTCTCGATGAAGATGGCAAAGATACCGGTGTAGATCCATTTATGACTTCTTATCCGGAGTTGATTGACGTAGGTGTTATGGGACACTGCGTCCACGGATCCAGTGGACTTTGTATTAAATCCGGTGTTCAGTGCTACCAAAACGGCTTAAAAACAAAACATCCTAACATGACACTTGAAAACTTCAAGCGTATCGTGGATGAATGCAAGGGCAAAACCTTCCAGCTTGCTCTTGGTGGACGCGGCGACGTGGATCAGCATGAAAACTTTGAAGAAATCCTCGCATACTGCCGCGAAAACGACATCGTGCCCAACTTTACCAGTTCCGGTCTTGGTTTCACTGACCAGATTGTGCAGCTCTGTAAAAGATATTGCGGAGCCGTTGCAATTTCGTGGTATCGTCAGGAACATACCATCCGCGCTATTCAAATGCTTCTGGATGCCGGGGTAAAAACCAATGTTCACTATGTTCTCGGTGACAATTCTATTGATGAAGCCATTCGCCGTCTGAAAACGAATGATTTCCCAACAGGAATCAATGCTGTTATCTTCCTTTTACACAAGCCGGTTGGACTTGGAAGCGAATCCAACGTGCTGAAGGTCAATGATCCCAGAGTAAAAGAGTTTTTCAGTATTGTTGATACACAGCAGTTCAATTTCAAAATCGGCTTTGACTCCTGCTCTATTCCGGCTGTATTGAATTTCACAGAAAATATCGACAACGACAGTGTAGATACCTGTGAGGTCGGCAGATGGAGTATGTATATCACAAGCGATATGAAAGCTCTCCCCTGCTCCTTCGACAATCAGGAACTTCGCTGGGCATACGACATTTCCAATGATACTATTCAGAACGCATGGAACAGCGAACAGTTTGAAGACTTCCGCAACCACTTCCATACAGCTTGTCCCGGATGTAGTAAACGTCTTTCGTGTATGGGCGGATGTCCGATTCGTCCTCAAATTGTAATTTGTGACAGTACGGAGAAAACTGTGTAATGCCGAAATATCCTAAAGGTCACACAGATATAAGTTATTATCCGCATATAAGACCCAAAGGAAAGAAAATCAGGAAGGTCGCCGGTTCTACAACAGCAACAAATGACTTCCTTGTTATCATTCATGAAGAGCATCCCGATTTTACAATCTCTCAGATACGGGATTTGCTGTTGGATAAAACCAAGTATATTTATAATCCAGAAGCTATAGCTGTATTAAATGCTTACATTGGTATCGGCGAAGGCGATGTAATTCCGGGGTGGATGTAATGCGTGATCCAAAAAGAATCCGGAAGTTTTGTAATCGACTTGCAGAAATCTGGGAATGCTGTCCCGATCTTCGGTTTGGGCAGTTTATAACTATCGTATTCGATAAGATGGGGAAAGACCCGTTTTATATTGAAGATGAGGAAATGTTAAAGCGTTTCCAAAACACATTTCAGAATCAAATGGAGGAAAAGAAATGAAGAGGTACATCAC